CTTTTTTTTGCATACTTCCACTTACTAAAATTGGCTTCTGTCTGTGTTCCTAAAACATAATTTTTTGCTACTACAAAATCAGTCAAATCAACTTTGCCACTTCCATTTAGGTCGTATTGACTTAATGCGAGTTGTGATGTTGTATTGTTTACAATGGCATTTCGCAAGGTATGTAACACATCTTTATCCGGTAGTAAATATATAGAAACTGTATTTGACATCTTATTTGAATCAAATTGAAATCCACTAATTTGTCCTTTTACCGAATACATATATCCATCGCTTCTAACATAAAATGGATAGTTAAACACATTATCTTTAACAGTTTCTCTAAAAGAGAAAATTTTTGAATCACTTCCTGTGGCTTTATTAAGTGATACTCTGTACTTACCATGACCTACATTAGCGTTATATAAATAATCACTGTATATCGAGGTAGAATCTATATTCCAACCGCCAATCGTACCGCCATTTCCAACGAATTTTTTAGTTGTTATAGTTCCGTCTGCTGTAATGCTAGTATTCGTACTGTTTAACGTAAATCTATTACCGCTTAAATTAAGACCGCCTCTTGCAGTAATGTTAATTGTATCTGCAATAGCTTCAATACAACTTTTAAGCGTACCAGTATCAGTTTTAGCTATATAAGCAGATAAACTAGCCGTAGTCGCATAAGAAGAAAGGCTACTTTTTGTCGCATAAGTAGCAGATACCGATTGAGTTATACTATTAGCAGATTGAGATATAGCAGAGTTCATAGCAGTTGTCGTTGCGTAATTACTTAAGCTATTCTTTGTTGCATATGTGTTACTGACAGTAGTCTTAAACCCGCTTAAATCAGTCGTCAAAGATGTAACCTTGTTGTTAATTGTTGTTACAGTGCTGTTGTCTGCTTTTTGTTTGATTTGTTCGGTGTGACTATTAACTGTACCAGAAATACTGTTAACAGTTTGATTAAGTATTGTATACTGATTGCTTACAGTTGTTACTTTTGTATCAACAGCATTTATACCGCTAGACACATCCTCGGGTGCCGGCGACCAAGTTGTTACTTTATTGCCTAATTCTAATTTGACATTTTTAATATAATAGCTATGATTATACAAAGTATAGTCTGCGCCACTTCTTAAATATACAGTTATTAAGTTTGAAGTCTTTATAGTATCTGGAATTGTAAATACTAAGTACGATTGTTTCCAACCATCTCCTACTTCTCGTGTTCCTGTTACTCCATGAAAATCCGCATATTTTCCACTTGCTGTTGCATATGCTATCTGAAATTGATGCGCCTGTGCGCCACTTACATCTCTATAATAAGCAGAAACAACATATGTTGCCCCAATCATAACATTTACATCAGGATGATATTGAAAACGGAAATTTGAATTATTGTTAATAACAAAAGCACTACCATCAGATTGATATGAAACTGTACCTTTTGAAGAAGCTCCAGAACTATCCGAACTAAATTTACCAGGCATTGTTGTAGTCCATAGTAACATATTTGTTCCACCAACTTGAAGGTTATTAACGCTTTCGGTTATATCTGTTTTCCAAACCTTATTAGTAATACTACCTTGAAGCTGTGTAATGCTTGAACCTTGGTTCGTTACAGTAGTTGTAAGCGTATTGACCTTAGATAATGCACTATCAGCCGTTGACTTCGCTGTATTAGCAGTGTTGTTTGCAGCTGTAGCTGTTTTACTTGCACTGTTAGCTGTATTTTCTACTTTTGTGACAGTTGTTGTTAAGCTTGAAATACTTGATGTATTGCTATCTGTTGTCTGCTTAATGCTGTTAACAGTATTACTTAAAGTTGTAACTGTGCCACTGTCAGCTTTTTTGCTAAGTGTTTCAGACATTTTAGTTATTGTTGAACTATTTTCATCAACAGTCTGCTTAACCTCGTTAAATGTCGTAGTATCAACCTTGTTACCAATATCAGTTTCAAGGCTGGTTGTTCGTGTTTTAAGACTTGATAATTCACTATCTGTATCAGTTTTCCATGAACTAATTTCAACATTAAACTTTTTAATGCCTGTAATCTCACCATTAATGTTAATAATGTCCTGTAATGCCTTAGTAACATCACTATCCTTAATCAGTACCCATTCATATACAGGTGCTTGTTCTGTGCCAGTATTGGCAAATCTGTATGAATATCCGTCTGCGCTTGAAGCTGGATTAACTACATAACAGATATCGCCTATATGCTTCTTTCGTGTGGCATTGTCAGTCCAATTAACAGCTGGCTCATTGCTAAGCGTAGGTATTTCTGTCTTAGTGAATGTCTCGATATTTCCGTCAATTTGACCTTGTAACTCTTCTTGTACTTTATCTAAGTATTCTTTTGTTGGTACTTCCTCGGCTAATTTATCAAGCTCTATTGAGCCGCTTCCAATGCGTTTACCATTGATGTAACCTACTGTAAGATAATCTGCATTAAGGTTATAAACTTTTATCTTACTTGCATCAATTTCGCCTGAAGTTATCTTATTTGCAGATAAATTCCCTACCTTTTCGTTTGTTACTGCACCATCTTTAATGAGTGATGTTGTAACAACCTGTCCTTTGACATTCGCAAAATCAATTTGTGCGTACTTTAAATCTGCTATATCCGCCGTTAATGAATTGGCTTTTAATTGCGCAATTTCAGCGTTAGCCGCCTTAAGACTTTCCACATTAGCATTAATGATATCCGCATATGTTGCATCTAGTTTATTTGTTTTAAGGTTGTCAATATTAGCATTAACAGCCTTTAAGGTTTCAATGCTTGCGTATCTGATATCAGCTTCATCAACAGATAGTTTATTAATAAGCGCTTTATTTACAAGTATCAAGTCGGCATAGTACCGTTCCATTTGCTTAGTAATAGGTCCAGAGGCAACGCTTGTATTCTCCGTGTCAGATTGACCTATAGATGTAACAGTATCCATTAAGCCGCCGTCGCATTCGTGCGTAATCTGCATTATAGGCACTTTGTAATCAACGCCACCTTTGTTGACAGTTATAATGTCACCAACTTCTAGTCGGTAATCACCGACAAACTTAACTGTAAGTGGCCTAAATGTAAAACCACCTATCTTTTTATAGACTTCATCAAGAATTGCCTGCGTCATAAACGGATTGGCAAAACTAAGTCCTGTTGCTCCGTCACCAGAAGTAATCTGACTTTGTTCTGTAGAACCGCTTTTAGTATTGTTGCAAGTCAACTTCTGTATAATAAAATCTTTACTTGTTGTGAGTGTAACGCCCTGCTGATAATACTTATGTCCATCAAGTACATAGCCGCTATCCTTATACCACCTTAATTCAAGGTTTCCATCAGAATTAATTACCGCGTTACAGCCTTGCAACATAGCCATATAACCGATAATTTCTCTATAGGTATATCCTTGTGGCTTGTCACTGATAGTATGTGCTGTAACTATATTTGTTGCTAAAGATATGCCTAACTTACTGCATATCTCATTAAGAATATCCTTATCCGTGCTTGGAAATGCCATATCCGAGAAATAAGGCATATCAGCCTTGTACATTCTGTCGTATGCTTCATAGCTTGTATACTCTCCGTCACTTGTCTGCTTAATAACTGTAAATATTCCCAACTTAATATAGTTAATTTCTGTGCCAACCTTAACACCCTCAAATATGGCAATCTCCTTATTTTCAAGGCTTATTGCTGGCATATAAATAGAAAAGGTAACACCGCTACTGCAAGTGTTACCTATCGTAATTTCGTTATTGGAATTTATCATGTTTAGAAACTTGAAATTGTTGAGTGCTTCGATATATTCTTTTCCTTCAACAACATACTTAGAATAGTATCTTGCACTATTTCCCTTCACAATTTCCGTCATAGCTGTGTCTAATATCTTCATTCTACACCGCCTTTATTGATTAATTAATGGCTTATCATAAACTCAATTGAGTATAATTTAGCTGGTGTAATTTCTTCACATTTATCGAATGCATCCATAGGAAGCATTGTCATGTCAGGCGCTTCAATCTCTTGTTCATTGATTTCCTGCAATTCTTCCTGTAACTTCTTTAAGTTCTCTGATGTAATCTGATACTGATTATCGTTAATAACTGGATTGCCGCTGTCGTCCTTATCTGCATACTTAACCTTAGTATCTTCTATGGTCTGTAGCGTTGCCTTGTACAGCTCTTCTAACGCCTTAATATTGCACATAACAGCCATGGCAATTCTGCCTGTAGTCTTGTCATGCGATATGTTGCTCAAACTCTCAAATCTGTCTATTAACTCACTTGTTTTAAGTTTCATGTGGAACCCTCTTTCTATTTCTGAATTAAACTTAATTTTGCTCCGACTATAAGTCCGTCCTCATTCTTCGCCCTTGTGAGATACGGATATGTCACATCTCCTGTGTATATTGTCATTTCCTTTTGTTGACCGCCTAAGAACAGGACTTGTGCTGTTGGAAATGGGTTATTTTCATCACTAATCACATTGTCAAGCAACAACGCCTGTTCGCCTGTTAATGGTGGTAATTGAAGCTCTACTTTGTCTTTAATAGCTACGATTGTTCCTACCATTTCGCCGTAATCGTTTCTTCCTGTATTCTTAGACCATATCTTGTTTCTGCTGTACGTATAGCCGTTATATGCTACTGGGAATGTCACCCCCTCGATAATTACAGCACTTATCATTCAATTGCCCCCTTTCTGCCTAAAATAGGTAACAAAAAGGACACCTCACAATTAAGTGAAATGTCCTTGTCATTTTGCTATTTATTTGTTATTATTGACGTGAGCAACTTATATGTACTCATACGTGCTAATCAGAACAGGTCTACCCAACTTGTTCTGATTTTTTTATTTTAGTAGAGTCAAGATTTCGGTGCTACTTTTCAGAGGAAAGATATTTCCCTTCCCTTATTTAGTTAATTGGCACGAAATTGTTCTGATTGAAACTTACTTCAACAATCTCCCCACATAAGCATATATAACTTTCAGCCAATGTATGTTGTCGCATTTATCTATAAGTTCCTTTATTTCTTCTTTGTGTACCTCTTTTGCCATTCTTGTATCTCCTCAGTTTATCAAACATAATCGACTGCACAATTTCGTGCAGTCAGTAATTCGTTCCATTAATCATTATTTAAAAAACTCAAAATTGAATTCTCTGTTAAGTGTCCAGTTTTAGACAGTCGGCTAAAAATTGAGCCGATTAATAAAATATAGCTGTAAATTTCTTACAGCTATTGAATTTTCTTTCTGTTTGAGCTATTATATCCCACAAGAGAACTTATGCAACATTATTGAATAATTGCAGTATAAATTCTCTTCCAAGTTGGGTAATTCGTCTATGATAGATTACTTTACCACTGTCAAGAATTTCTTGTTTAATTTCCTCATATCCCATACTGCTGTATGGTGAGTAAAGAACCCAAGTTCCATTGACATTGTACTGAATTTTTCTATCAGCAAGCAACTTGTTAAGTTGAATAGCAGAATTTAAGTTCAGCTCTTTAGCAATCTCCGTCATTGTATATGTTTTATTGACGTGTGTTAAGATAGCGTTCTTTCTTTCTGCTTCAACTCTTGCTTGCCTTTCTTTTTTTAACTTTGTTAATAATTCTATTCCAAAGTCTGGATTATTCAGTATTTCATCAATAACATTATCAGTAGCATATATTCCATTCTTGCGAATTGACGGAATAATCTCATCTGCCACTAATGCTTGAAATTTCTCTGCTGTTTCGTTTTTGGCTTTCATTGCTAGTCGGTAGAAGATGTTTTCTGGGATAAAATCGTCTTTCCCCAGCTTGTTGGGGAAACCAATATCCTCTAAATATCTGTTGATTGTTTCCCAACGAATAGATATATATTCCACTCCGTTTTTCTTTTGGGTTTGAGTAAACCCAAGTCCTCTGGCAACATTTTCCAATCTTAAGTACGCAACGCCATTCTGCTCATAGCAGTCTACGCCGCAAATATTCTTAGTGTTCATCGGTGCCTTAATCTCATTGTGAGTGTCATCTTTTGTAGTTGGATTATTATTATAACTCATTATTTTACCTCCTACAAATTTATCATTTGCTCAAAACAGAACTTATTGCGTAGCGGGAGTATATGCCCACAATGCCTCACGCAATAATATTATGCCACTTCCTTTGTAGCCTTGTCCTGTTCCTTTAAATTAAAATTATTAACATTGTCCTGAATGGTTTCTATCTGCTGCAAAACTCCCATAAGAACATATGAAACTCTTTCGTTTTCCATATTTGCTAAAACTTCTGTTACTGTTGCGTGTGCAATTTCCGAAGCTATGTCAATATTTGTTACGATTTCTACATTACTCATCTGTTTTTCCTCCAAAAATAATCTTGATTTTTCCAAAGGAACGTAGTAATATAACTATATTCCTTTGGAATATCTTGGTTGAGTAGTCACTATAAGTTTTGACCGACTTGTGGCTACTCTTTTTTGTTGTCTTTAAGTTCTTTTTCTACTAACCCTATGCCTTTCATAATGGTATCGGTTCTTGTTAATTCTAATTCATCAGCACATTTCTGAATACGATTAGCTTCATCTTTTGTTATTCTGATGTTAAGATTAACATTTCTAGGGTTTTCCTTATGTGGTCTTCCTGCTGGACTAATAATAATCACTTCCTTTCAATTATTGCCCTTGCAATATTTATGTTATTATAATAACTGCCCTTGCAATAATTGTCAAGCACTTTTTCAATAAAAATGGAACGTACCGAAAGATACGCTCCATTAAGAGATTATTTTTCTATAAAACGTGGTATAAAACTAATGCTGTTATAACTGCCAGCTCCATTATTTTTACAATTAACAGTTAAGCCATATGCAGTTATTTTGTCACCAGCTTTATAGTTTCCGTTTTTAAATCAAAATCTTTTGAAAAGTATATGTATATTTTTTCTTTGCCGTATTCGCTTTTATTCTTAACAACACCTGTAAAAAATCCTGCCTGTAAGCTATTTACTTTTTATTCTTAAAGTTCTATTAACTAACACTTTCCATGTATTGTAATCATCAATAAACTTATAAATATCCTTATGCTGATTTAAAAAGGCGTATACTGCAAAATAATTAAATCCTCTAATATATTCTGGTGGTGGATTATCTTTCGTTTTTCCATAATCACATATTGCAAAAAAATTTCCATAATTTCTAACAGTAGTGTCGAAAACGTCTTGCTGTTTCACCATTTTTCCTGTGCAACTATTGTAATAATTAATTAACTTGTCTGTTGTTTCTTTTTTAATCGCTGGGTAATCATATTTTTCATTGTACTTCAATATTTCTGTCATTGAAATGTACGTTGCATGAAATTCAGACCAAAGCCTTATATAATCATTTTCGGTCAATTCCCTTTTGTTCTTTATCCCGAATTTTTCTCCAATGATAGTAAAGTCATCAATATGAGTTAATTCATGATGTGTTGTTGATATCATATTTACTAAATCATTGCCATACTTAATGTATACTTCAAATTGATTATTAATCGTTGGGTACACTAGCCCAAATTCTTTCCCACTAAGCATTTTAGCATAGTCACTGTCAATTTTATTAATAGCCTCATATATATTATCAACAATTAATATTGAGTTATTCCAATCTTGAATATCACTTTGTATATTACGTTCTTGCGCTGTTATAAGTGCATGAGCTTTAATTCCCGCTTTGCTTATCTCCATATTACTTTTCCCTTTCCTTTTTATTTCCAAAATAGCAACATACCATTGTTCCACTAACGTATATCACTATAACGAATCCAAGGGATAAATCTTCTCTCCGAAACCATTCAGACATATTATAAAGTTCTTCATTTATAAAGTTTCGTGTTGATACTTCCGCGCTTGTTTCTGTACCTTTTTCATTTTTCTCTGTGCAAAACTCCAAATAATCTTGAATTTTACCGCCTGTTCTTCTGCCACTATCCTGTAGATACCATATAAAAGTCGCAGATAATAACACCCAAATAATTAAACATATCGCTTTCCTTTTCATTGTGATACACCCCCTTGCTATCCTAATGGTTAGAGTGTATCACAACATTGTATTAAATTCAATTATATGTTATATGCAGGCAACCCAGTCATTGCTGTGTACATATTTGCTTGCTTTTGTGTAACTCTGAATATCTCTTGTCCGTCAATTTCTATTGTTCTTCCATTTTCAACAGCGTATATTAGTTGCCTTAATAACATATTAGTTTCTGTTGTGGCGCTATTATCCATATTAATCTGTGGCATTGTAGGTATGCTAGTATTTGCATTAAATTTACTTGCTTTTGTGCTTTGAATAATATCGCTAGTAAAGTCGCCTAAAGAAACCTCAACAGGTTTGTAATTAAGCTCCATACCTTGTTTGAAGCCCTCTATCGTGTATTCACCTATCTGTTTCATAACTCTTGATGGACTATGAATGTCTAAGGCATCTCTTATTGTATCAGATACGTTATCTGCGATGTATCTAGCTTCGCTGAAAATACTGTTTTCCATACTTTCTAAGCCATCATAGAAACCTCTGCCTGCATAATGACCTATATCCCATAATGAATCATATATGCCATCAAAGCCGGATTTAACATTGTTAACGTAATCATCAATCGTACTATACGTGCTACCTAAATTGTCAGATAAGCCATTGTTAAAGCCCTCAACAACCCATCTTCCGTATTCTTCCGCACGCCTTGATGGTGAACCAAAATTCATTGCACTATCGTGAATATTTCTATCTAATTCATCCATCCAATCTCTTACAGCATTGTTGCTTCTATCAACATTATCAACAATTCCGTTAACAAAGCCATCTACTGTATTTCTTCCATAGCCCTCTACGTCTACTGCTTCTCCTGCTTCATTTAAAGCAGAATCAAGCATTTCTTGCCAATCTTCCTTAAGTTTAGGCTTTGTGTTGTTAACACCAACATTGGAATAAACTCTAATACTATCAAATAGCGATGTTGTGAGCTTGTCTGCCGCTTCATCAGCGTACACGCTTCCGTCTATTCCTAACTGATTAAAGCCATCTTTAACAGAATCAAGTGCTGGGTCTAATGTGCTTTTACGCCATTTCTCAATAACGCTTTTAATATAGTTTTCTTTTGTTGTGAATATTTTAGCTATTGGGTTTAGGTTTTCATAGTCTTTTGTTGCTTCTTCAACTACTGATGGAAGTTGATTGAGTAAGTTATACTGTACTTGATTAGCATATTGCATATATGCCGCGTCTATTCTCTCTGTGCCTTGTTGTACTTGCGTATCACTAGCACCATATAAACTTGACCAATCAAATTGACTTGCATCTATTCCTAAAGCTGTAAGCCTATCTCTCATATCCGTTATAGCTTGTGACGATTCCGTTCCCAATGTAGATAGGTTATCTTTTCCGTTTTGTGCCGCTGTTACAACTTCATTTACAGCCTCACTAAATCTTTGAACATCAAGTCCGGATTCTGTCATATACTGTGATATATCTAATGCGCCGCCAAATCCTTGAATAGCAAGTGTCGCATTATCAACCGACTTGTCACTATTAATAGAAGATATTTTATCTATTAAAGGCGTAGCCGCATTTAAGAACTCTTCTTCTGATATTTTTCCATCATTAAACTGCTGTATAAGTGTTTCTAAATCTGAACTCATACTTGTAAACGATTCATTTCCTTTGTCGCGTAAACTTGCTAATTGTGCCACATACTCTGGAATTGCAACGCCTTGCGCTTCAAGAATATCTTTCCAAGCACCTACAACATTACCAACGATAACATCATATTCATCATTGAATACATTTTTAGATTCACTTAATAAGTTTTGGAATTGTTCTATAATTTCTGGCATTTTTTCATCAGTTGTGTATGCTCCATCTTCAACCGCTGTTTTTAAAAGGTTTACATTATCTGTTGTTTCTTCAAGATTTTCTTTTGCTTCTGATATATTTTTAAGTTTGTCTGTGGTTTCAGTTATACCATCTGTTATTTTTCCAAAAGAGTCTTTGGCTACATCGCCTAATTCTTTCATTGTAACAGTTCCAGTATTTTGCAATGCTGTAAACATGCTATTAAATTCTGCTTCTTTTACAGCTTGTGAGATACCCACTATTGACGATATTAAGCCCATAGCACCTACTATTAATGCTGTGAATGGGTTTGATAAGCCTATAAGTTTTAATGCCGCTGTTGCCGCACCTACGCCGCCTGCTATTTTAGCAATAGAAGCTACAAGGTTGTCGCTCCCTACCGCCAGTTCATAAAAGCCGCTCTTAACAAGTGAAAACTCTGCAAATACACCTATAACGCCTATTGCACCTTTCTGCAATACTGACATTTTGCCTCTAATAGTTTCAATTCCCTCATTAAATGTAGCAAAAAAGCCATTGTCATTTAAAGATGTTTTAAGGGTATTAAAGGTTTTATTAACATCAGTTACAGTTTTGGCTGTCTTTGGGTACATAAATGTTAGTGCCGAAGCCGCCGCCTTATTTCCATTAAGTGCGCCTGTTGCCGCCGCTACTGTTGTTGCAAATTTATCAAGTGTCTTGTACGTTTTTACTATACTAGCTACAACTGCTGAACCGCCTATCGCCTTAAGCACTTTAGGAACTGCCACAAGCGATATAAGAAGTGTTTCTATAGGCGCTTTAGATAGCATACCTAAGTATAATTCAATAGCCGCTTTTAAGCCTTGCACAAGCACTTTAGCCGCCGATTTAAACACCTTAGTCCAATTAATGCCTGCAAGGAAATCTCCCATTTTCTGACCGATTTTAAACCACGGAACATCATCTATAGCTTTTGCAAACCAATCAAAAATTCCTGCCACTAGGTTAGATGTATCTTGTCCTGCCTTGAAGAAATCGCCAACAGCAAAATCTTCAAATATTCTCTTAACAGGCTCTAGTGCCTTATCTATCTTATCTGCCCAAGCAACCGCCGAATTTTCCATATTGGCAAATGCTTTATTCCACGCCGCTTCATATTCTGCCGCCGCCTTAGCAATATCATCTGTCAAATCAATAGTGCTACCGCCACCACCGCTTGAGCCCTTGCTTGAGCTTGTATCGTCCTGTAATTTATTAATTTCGTCAAATCCCATTAGAGATAATGTAGCTTTCTTTGCTGAATCAGCTACATCTTTGTAGCCATCTGAAATATCTTCTAAGCCGTCTGATGTGTCTTTATAGCCACTTTGTCCGAAGCTCTCAAAGTCAATCTTAACGCCCATTAAAGAAGCAAGACCAACTAATAATCTTTTGATTGCAATAGCTACTCCGTTTACTATTGGCATAACCTTTGAAAGAATTGGGATAAATAGCTGTCCTGCTACCATTCCTACCTCTTTCATATTGTTACTGAACTGGCGTAACATATTGCTTGGACTGTTAATCGTATTAGCTAAATCACCCCAAGATACTTTTGATTGGTCTAATATTGCTAACACTCTTAACTGCTGTTTTTCCATTTGTGTCATTTCTGATACAGACTTAGAAATGCCTAAGTTATAAGCATATGTCGCTAATGTAGCATTGGTAATATCAATACCATACTTATATAATGCCCTTGATTGCCCGATTAAGCCGCTTTGTAAGTTCTGTGCTACTGTTGAATAGTCCACATTAAAAAGTGAGCTTATATCGCCTGCAAGCATTGTCATTGACTTTGTTATTGCTGTTGTTGCTTCACCCGTCTGTCCTAGTGAGTTAGTGACAGAAGCTAACTGTGAAGCATACTGTGTTATCTCTTGTATGTTAAGTCCTAAGTTCTTTGCTCCACTTTCTTCAAGCAAACCGCCTTGAACATTAACTTTTAAGCCAGATAGTTTTCCAAGAGTATCATTTACTCTACTTTTAAAACTTTCTGCATATGCTGTTGCGTTATCGTAGCCGTACTTTTCGTAATCCTTATCCCATTCTGAACCAATCTTACCAAACGCAACCGCTTGATAGTTGAACGCTTCAATGTAATCTGTTGTTGACTTGATGGCTTCTATAAGTTTCTTGCTACCACGAATTACCATAAAATAAGTGGCATAAAACTTACCTATTGCACTTGCCAAGTTCCAACTGCTTCTAGTTGCTGTTCTAGCACTCGTAGAAACGCCATACAGCGACTTTTGAAGTGAGTTTGAAGAAGTACCCACCTTGCTACCTTGACTAGCAAGATTAGCCAATGCGTTAGTCATTTGAATAACATTCTGACTTACTGTTGGCGCTCTTGATAGCGTTGTCATTAAGCCATTTAAAGCATTGCCTAGCTTTGGAATGTTTACAACGGCATTTTCTATACTCTTACTGCCTAGCTTACTAAGTGACTTTGCAAATTCTGTGACCTGTGTTGCATTTTGCGGAATAGCTGATATGCTTGCAACTGCCTTTGTGACAGCTTGAAGTGATGTAGCTGTGCTAGTTAGTGCAACCGAATCAATTGAACCTATTTTTGTGATGTTCTTAGCAAGCCTTGTAAGATGTTCTATTAGTGTATCAACAGAATCAATAGCTTTCTTGGCAGTACCGGTAATTTTGACTTCTAATGAATCTAATTCCACGCTTATACCTCCGGCTTATCATTTTTAGGGTGCGTTAAATCCCAGTTTGCTTTGCGTATTTTCATATTCAAGACAAACTCTTCTCTCTTTCTTTGTATTTCATCTTCACTGTTCTCTTTTTTGTTAATATCTCTATAAATAGGCTTATCTGGGTATTCAAGCTCACCTTTACCCCAAGCACCACTTCTAACACCTATCTTGATTGCTGGAAGTATGTAACTACCTATCGCAAGCCATATATCTGAATCCATTCGTTGTCTTTCAAGTTTTTTGCCCTCTACAACAGCCCATAGCTTTTTAGGTGTCATTTTAAGAAAATCTGAATAACTAACGCCTAGCGAACTGGCTAAAACAAAGTATTCTTCCCATATTATTTTGTGGAAGTCTGCTTTTTCTTGTGGTCCTGTGGTACTACTGTCGGCTTCTTCTGCTCCTGTGCCGCTTCTTCCACATTGTTCGCCATTTCCTCTAACATCGTTGTTATTCCGCTCAACTCGAAAAAACCATCATCTTCCATCGCTTTCTTGATTTCTTCAAACAATGTTCTATATCCGTAACTCTTATCTGTCTTTCTCTTCTCTGTAATATATGCTCTAGTGAGTTCCTTTGCTTCATCCATAGTTACTGGGTTATTGTCAATACAGCCTGCATAAATGGCTAAAATGCAAATCTCTGGCACATCTGCTGTCATATTTGCTAGCCCATCAAAAGAAGCCTGTGCAACACTTTTATCCGTTTGCGCAAGTAAGTAAGAACCATTAACGACAGAAAACATTTTCTGCACTATCTCTTTACACTCTGCTGCACCAAAAGAGAACTCAACTTTGTATTCTTTTCCATTTACATTAATATTCATCATAATTTTTACCCTTTCCCACCCTATCGTCCATATAGGGAAAGGTGCGGATTTTACACCGCACCTACCTTTTTTAATAATTATTCTGTTACATCATCAAGATATGATGTGTAGTCGGCTGTTTTGACGTTTGTGCCACCAATCGACACAGCCTTTGATTTAGTCGATTGGCTTATCATTCCCCCGATGTTGGGGTTACTGCTGTATCTGTTCCTACCATATCCTCAATAATAAGGTTGATAGCCATTGTAAGAAGCCCGTTTTGCTCCTTACTTGTGATTGGTAACTTTGATGGTGGTTGTGCTACAAAGAACTCCGCGTCTGTTATGCCCGGAGTAATCTCCTGGAACCACATTCTCTTACCGCCTGTTAATCCATTGTATGCTGTAATAAGAGTTTTCCATTCTTCAATAGTTGCGTCTGTCTTATTAACTGTTACTGCAACTGTATCTGTAACTGTATCTCTACCTGCAATGTTTCTTGTCTGCTTATCTTCAAGTGCCGAAGCATCTATCGCTTCTGGTGTTACTGTAATTTCATCAATAGAATTAATTCTTGTAAGTAACTTGAATGATGTTGGCTTTGTACCTGCTGTTGTTTCAACTCCATAAGAGAAAGTAACGCCCAGTGTACTTAATCCTGCTACTGCATCTGCCATTGTCTACCTCCTAAAAATTTGCAAAAAAATAAGAGCATTTCTGCTCTTTGTTACAATAATCTGTCATTTGCCGCTATCATTCTCCTGAATCTAGCGGTACTCTTATGTACTTTATTGCTGATTGAGAACTCTGGCATTGCATTGCCTTGAAATCTCATTGTCTTGAATGTATCTGTAATTATCGCCATAACCTTGCGACAGTCAGACTTACTTGTGTTAGTGGTAACATCTACTTGAAATGTTGCTAACAATGCGTTAATCGTTTGTCCGTCAAGTGTTTGTCCTTGTTCAACTGCTGGCAGTAAATGAATGTATACTGTCGGGAATGTTGCTTGACCGCTGTTTTCTCCCTCATTTGTTATGACTATCTTTGGATATTTCTTTTTAAGCTGTGTTAGGGTTTTAGCCTTGACAAGTGCTGTGACTGTATTTTCAAGGTCTGTCGCCCAATCGTTTGCATTTGCCATTAACTAAACACCTCTCTTGCTATGTAAAGATTATCGCTTCTTGCAAAATGAAAAAGTCGCTTTTCAGCGACCTTTCTTAAATAACTCTTCATATGTTCTTGCCCCTTTTCTATATCTATGAATTATGGTTTTTCTTGATGTGCCTGTTATTTTTTCCCATTCTGTCAAATTGTGTTCTTCTTCGCCAACCCTAATAATTATCTGTTGGGGCTTATTTATTATTTTTGTATTCTGAATTAATTCGTCAACAGTACATAAACCTTTTAAATATCTTTGATATCTACTTCTCAATGTAGTCATTGATATTTCATATTCTTTATGTAAATCAAGTAATGTTTTTTCTTCTCCGTTTATAACTATCTTTCTTGTACATCTTTTGTTATAATTTTGAACATCTTTATCAGCCCATCTGCAATTAGATGGCTCATAATTGCCATTAACATCTATTCGGTCAAGGGATTGTTCAGCTTTAGTCTTTTTATTATCGTACCCATTTTTGTAAGCCCAATTAATAAAATTTTCTACATTTTCTAACCATTCATCACATACTTTTATTCCTCTGCCACCATATAATGAATATGAATCACAGTTTGGGTTATAACATCTGTATTTCATACCATAATAAATGCTGTACAACTTTTCGTGTGAGTATCCGTGATTATGATAGCCTTTCTCCGCGCTTATACAACCGCAAGATTTTGTGTATCCATTTTCGAGAGAGTCTTTTCTTGTAATAATAAAATTCCCACAATCACATTTGCATTTCCAGTATGCGTGGTGCTTATCATTTGGATTTTTCACTTTTTCAACAGCTATTAATCTGCCATACCTTCTCCCTGTTAAATCAATCGCTTTTCCCATAATATCACCTTTAATTAAATTTTATAATTTAATTATAAACCCATATATTATAATTATCAAGCGTTTTATTAAACTTTACAATTTAATTTTATTATGATAATATATTGAAAATAATATAAAGGAGTTGATTTTATGTTAAAAGACGAATTAAAAGGTCTTATTGTATCTCAAGGTTTTACTATGTCACAAGTAAATGCTGAATTAAATCGTAGGCACGGAACACATCTTTCTTTTCAAAATTTTAGTAATCGCTTTCGCAAAGAAAGTTTTACTTATAATGAAGTTATAGAAATTCTTGATATAATAGGTTATAGAGCAGAATGGGTTAAAATTAACTAAATACTCTCCTTGCTACCTCAACATATTTCTGTATGATTTCCATATCAGCCTTATAAACAGGCATTTGTGCTTCTACGCCGTGTGTAAGAACTAAGGTTCCGTCATCGTCATAGTAACCCCACACTTTTTGTATGCCGTGATGTTCGCCGTATGAGCCTATAACCATACCATTAACAACACCTTTGTCGTGTGGACTACTTCCAGCCGCTCCATTGTAGAATACACCAGCTCCGAACTCTATAAACATAAGTTCTTTGCCCTCTACAATTAATTTTGCTTCGGCATATTCTCCAACAGATTTTATCTCAACATAACTGTGATGGCTTGTATCTGAACCGCTACGAACACCTTTCTCATCATATGTATAACTTGCTTTTGCCATATTTTCATCTATAACAGGTATTCCAACTTCTGCAAGCTCTTTGACAAGCTGTAAAGTCTTTTTGATAAGCCAGTTCTTATACTGTTGTAGCTGTCTGATAGCTTCATTTATGGACTTTTCTGACAGGGATATGTTAATTGTATGTCTTGCCATAAACACGCTCCTTAACTGCTTGTAAAATAGCTTGTCTTATGCTTTCATTTATTGGCTCTTGCGTAGATGGGATTGTCTTTCCTTTAAAGATAGAACCGACTAGCTGTTCATTTCTCTGATGCTTCGTATTTACCACCTACTTTACAACTGCTTTAAGCATATACTTAGTTGAATACAATGCCGGTTTAATGCCTACAATCGTGAAATCCGCTGACGTTTTATCAACAAGGCTGTCAGATGTGTATGTAGGCTTGCTATTAAGCCATATAAGGTCGCCCTTTTGAATAGGTAGTGTATTCCTATCTGTCAGCAAAATAGCGTCAAAATCAGCGGTATCAAAGCCGTATTCCTTGCTCTGTGCTTCTCCACCGCTGAAAGCTATATTTGCTTTAAAATCCATAGGCTCTGAAAAGCCTGTTTTTTCTTCAAGAACTTTGGGTATCTTATTCCCCTCATCGTCAAGATAAGGAATAAAGTTACCCTCTGTGTCGGTATATCCCTCATAAAGAATATTGCCGTCATCGTCTCTTTCGTAAATAGTTACTGTCTGTCCTTGAAGCGAATACTTCATAGCTTGCTTATTGATGTCAAGCATATTACTTCACATCCTTGCCAAATCGCTTCCATAGTTCAGACAGCTTCTCCCAACCGTACATCGCTACAAAAGCAACAACAAATCCTGCCATAATCGCCGCAAGAATCATATACCACAGTATTGTCATCTGAATATACTGCATATAGGCAACAAACGCCGCTACAGTAATACCGATTGACAGGACAAATACTACAATATCTGTAGGCACTTTATTGAATACTCCAATGCCCTTAATTACCTGCGTAATTACAGACACCATAAAAGCTAATGCCCCGATGATTGCTAACACGATTGTCATGTTTGTGATTAATACCTGCATAATTTCCATTAGTCTTTACCTCCATTCTTTAAGTGAATTTCCTGTATTTCGTTATACATCTTAGTTACCATTCCATTGCCGCCCAATGCGTGATATGCGTTATACATCTCAACAAAATTGTCATAAGCATAAGATGGAATTTCGCCTATTTTCATATACTTATCGTGATATTCGATAAGCTGTACTCGCAAAAGCAACATTGTACCTTTGCTATTGGCGTCTTTGTCTTTTTTCTGTTGCTTCAGAAGCCAAACTATATAGCCAAGTAATATCGGTAATACTACGGTATAAGTTTGTAATAAAAATTCTTTCATTTTATATCTCCTGTAAAATTAATAGGCACACCGCCCACCACCCTTAATGTGTGCCGCCTGCTACCATATTGCCGACATCAGCAAAATGGTAACGCACAATCTTCTTTAATATTCTGTAATGCCCTATAGGCGTTATAATACTTTGGCAAATGGAAATACCCCGACAAATAAGCTGTCTCTATCTCTCCAAGTTCTGTTGACACCGCCCTCATTCATACTCGCCATGTAGTTTTCACCAGCTTGTGAATGGTCGTAGACAGCCAGATTAACAATAACACTCTCAAATTTCTTCAAGTCCTCGGTTATCATTTCATCTGTGTAGCTGTCAGGGTAATTTCTTCTTGCCTTTACATCTTCTGTAGCCTGCTTAATAAGCTGTTCGATTATCGGATTATCTTCTTTGTTATCGAACACTACCACATCAGATGTTGTATCATCATCGTTTGTGACAGTTTCGATATGATATTGTCCGAGTCTTATTTTGACTTGCTCTAATGTGGTGTATTCCATAATTTCAGCTCCTATAACCCTAATTTCTCAATTAACAGCTCTTTAAGTTCTGCTCCTGTAAGCTCCATTGCGTTCTCAATACCTTGTTCTAAGGCAAGTGTCTGTAAGTCTGCTGTTGGCATACGCTTAATAGTTGTCTTACTATAATCAAAAGAAGCCCCATAATTATTATTTTCTGGAACTTCTTCACCTGCGTTATACCATTTACCATTATGAATCACTATATATGGATATTTCATAGTTGCACCCCCTACTCTTCGCTATGAACCTCATATACGAATGTGCTATCCATATTCTCGTATGATGGAAGAACAACCTCGGAAGCAAATGTTGACATCTTCATAGGTGGTCCGTACTCTGTCTTTGTAGCAACTGTGATACCCGTGCCGTATACTGTTACATCTACATCAGCTACCTGTCTTGCAGTTCTTTCTTCCGGTGTAGTTCCGAACCAAGTATTACCAAGACTACCTTCTGGAAGAAGTGTAACCTTGTTATCTGGGTAGAAGTACTGCTCCTTACCATCATCATCAATGTACATCTTATCGTAAAGTACAATAGTGAGCTTTGTTCTCTTCTGCACTACTGAAATAACGGTATCATCATCAACCTCGATAGTTGCTGTAAGGTTCTGTGCGAGGATTGAGTTTCTTATCTGTGCATTATCAAGCAAATACTGGAATGTATTGCTATTCATAAGCACATATCTAGCAATCTTGCCCTGCTTCTGTAACTTCTTTCGTGCATTGTTAAGATCTGTGAGTGGCTTTGAATTAGCTGTATCACTCCACATACTTGTGCCAGACAGCTTTGCGTAATGGTCTTTTGCGTATGAACCATCCTTATCATAATCGTAAGCATACTGAACGCCGTCACTTACAATGGCAATTACTGGATGACCTGCATTTGTTGCAAGAAGTGACATTCTCATTCTCTCCGGTACAACCTCTGCGCCACTTACAAGGTTGTTAGTATCGTCATATACGCTTGATAAAGCACTTGCAAGGTAAGGGTCATCTTCTGATTGAATACGCTCAATTTCAAGCATTTCCTCTTCACCAACTGTCATTCCTTCACGGAAAAATGCCATCTGTGTTTTTTCCTTGCTTAACCCCTCTCTAGCTCTAAGTGTTGGGATTGTGTCAAAGTTAGATGGTGCAAGTGATACCGGAAGCCCTTTATGCGTCTTAATCCAGCTTAAATCAAGCCCCTGTTTCTTTCTTTCCGGAAACCACTGTAAACCAAGATAAGGTATCTGGTTACTGGCGTTTTCTGTTGCTGATAATGCAATAGACTTACTGTCTAATACTTCATTGATTAACATCTGTTTACCTCCTGTTATTATTCAAATACAATCATTGGAAGAGCTGTCTTAACTGTTGCGTCATAGGTAACGCCTGAGTGTGCTTCTGCTACCTTTGTGTTAAGATATGCTTTCTTAAGCAGTACTCCCTGTGGTCTGTCCTCTGTTACATCGAACCTTAAGATACCCACTACTGTAGCTGTATTGTCAGCCTTGCCATTTGCTCCGATTGGAGTACCTGCTTTGACAATCTTCTTGCCCTGTGCGTTTGTAGCTGTTACACCATCAAAATCAAGTGTTAATGGGATTGCTTCGTTAGGCTCTCTCTTTAAAATCTGAACATCTCCTGCGTATGAAGTCTTTTCATACTGCATATTCATTTCCTTTGCCATTTTTTACCTCCTGTTATTGTTGAATGTAATGTGATAAAACGTCATTGTTCTTAGGTGCATTAGATATAAGGCTTTCTGCTATCTTTTCAGCGTTTGTCTTATTGCCTGCACCGCCTTTATTACTGCCACCGCCTGGAATATCCTGATGTTTAGCAATCTCCTGTTCCTTAGCCTGTGCCGCAGCTGTTTCTTTTTCGGACATAATCTTGCCAAGTTCGGTGTAATCAAGGCTTCCATCATCTTTAACAACTGTCTTTGCCTGTTCAGCAGTAATCTTAAAATTAGTCATAGCTGCTTCCCTCTGGTCTCTGATAGCGTTAGATTTCTGTAAATCGGCTATCTGCTGATTAGCTGTATCTAAGGCTTTATTTGCCTTTTCAAGCTCTGTCAGATTACCAGCCTGTATTTCATCAAGCTGTTTCTGTAAATCGTCTGCTGTGTCAGCCTTAGCCTTGTACTGCTTTGCCTTGTTTTTCTCCGTAGCAACTTCTGAATTGTTCTGATTAAGAAGATTTGTAATCTGTTCATCTGTTGCTTCTGGAAAAAGTTTTAATACATCTTCTCTTGTCATAATTACCTCCGTTAAACACACGCTTTTGTTACCGCAGGTCGCTCCTGCTGTGTTTTCTGCTATTTACCGCATAGCTGCAAAATGTATAAAATAAAAGCAGCTACCGATTATTCGATAACTGCCTTATTTTGCTGATTATTAAACTGATTAACTATCTCTCGTGCTTTCTTTTCTTGTTCTTCTACATCTTTAATGGTTTTGTATAGATTATCTAAATATGGCTTAGATAATACATATGTTTTTTCAGAATCGCCCCATAACCCAACTGTCTTAATTGCAACAAGCGGATGTATGCCAGCTTGTAAAAGCAAGAGCAACGTCTGTGCCTTGGTGTACATATTATCTTGTGGGCTATGATTTATCTGCACGTCAAAATCTCTGACTGACAGCTTTAAATCTTCTCCTGCAAGCCTTAGGATATTAAGAACAACTATTGCCAATCGTTTTTCACACGATTTAACAACAGGGTCTTTCAATTTTGCTCTTGTTTTAGAAAAGTCCCAACCATTTCTTAATTCAACCGCCCCCTGTGTATCTCCGCCGGTATTACCTTGTTTGTTAGGAATTGCCAGTATTGATAATGTGTTATCCCATAAATCTTCCTTAGCAACTTGGCATTGTGTTTGATTAAGCTCCTGTGTCATAATTTCGACATCTGACTTGTTGTTTTCATTGATAGATTTAACTGTAAGGGCGTGGTTCATTTTCATTTTTTCAAATGTTTCTGGGTCAACTTCACAATTAACAAACTTAACCCAGTACTCAACAAACTGCTGTATACTATCCATTCTGTTAGACTGCATGTTATTAATAGCGTCCAACATACCTATGACAAGCTCAATATCAGATATTCTTTCGTGGTTATTAGGAAATTCAACAATAGGGATTTCGCCGTATGTATGTAGCTTTGCTTCAACTACCTTGCTGTCAACAATTCTAAAAGACATTGTGTCGGAAAAAGCCATTTTATACCAGTTTCCATCCTCGTCTTTAAGTTCTTGCACAACAAGCATAGGTTCTTCTGTGCTTTCATTGTAAACAACGTAAGTATTCATTGGCGTAGGTGCTACAATTCTGAATGGTACATCTCCATTTTTAGGCTGAACCGCTTTAAATGATGTACCTGTTGCAGACTGCCACTCTCCAGCTTTAATATCTTTTTCTTGTTTATTGGCATCCGCCATAAAATCATTGAGTATGTCAACTGCCTTATTGATAGTTTCATCATCTTTGCGGCTAATAAACTGGATTGGCTCACCATACGTCTGTCCTACCTTGAATTGAACAATTTCATATGCGTGGTTCTCAACAATCTTGTTTGTAATATCTTCATTAGTCAGCTTATGTCTATACAGTATCGGTTGGTCGCCCTTGTAGTAATGCCACAGATACTTAATAACTGGCTTATTCCAATTAAATACACCTATAGTACTTCCAATAACCTTAACAACATTGTTAGCAGTTATTGTATCTACATTCGTGTATGCAATTTTTCTACCATAACAGCCTCTAACAAGGTCTTGAAAATACATTTTGTTCATATCTTACTCCTAATAAAATGTCATACCGCTTGAGCTTCTGCTGTTTGGTATTTCCTTAATCTGAAAATTATCATCATCGTTAGGCACATACCATATCCATTTACGGCAATGCTTGCACGCTAACTTATGTGTTCGTGGGTCTTTGCTGTCTGCTTTGGTTAAAAACTTGTGACAGTTCGGACACATAATTGATTTATCTTTATTCATATAAAAATTCATATTTCTACCTCATTGCATAACAAAAAACACCGCTACAATTAAGTAACGGTGCTTTCCGATAAAGGATTGTAATATTTGATGAAAAACAGTTCTGTAATTTCTTACAGGTATACTATACCACGCCGGCAATGTGACATTCTATGACATCTTTTATAAATATTCATTTCCATATTTATCTTCAAAAGCTTGTAATGCTTTAGCGTGTATTCTGTGTACCTGTCTCCAGCACCAGCCTGTTTCATTTGCAATTTTTTCAAATGTAAACTTTCTGACATATCTTAGAAACAATACTGTATAATAATCTTCGTTGTTTATCTGCTCTATCTGCTCTATTATTTTGTTCTTTACATCAATGTATTTATCTATAAGCTTGTCAAGGCTTTCTTCCATTTGTTCAAGTCTGACATATCCGCAGCCTGTTTTGTCCGGATCTGATGATGACATAACTCTTTCTTCATTAACAACTGCTGATATACTGTATGATAATTCTTTATACTGTGTTATTTCTATCAATTTATTATCAATTATTTTGTTGTAATAGCTTATCTGATTAAGATAGTCCTTAGTTGTCATAGTAGATTAATACCTCCTAAATGGATTTATAGCAGCTTCAACTTTAGCTGCTCTATTACCTTGTGTCATTCTTAGTGCAAAGTTTGAGAAAACATCTGGAACATCATCTAATTGTTTCTTGCCTGATACCGAATACTGCTTTAATAATGACATCATTACCCCGTATGGCTCATTAGGCTTATAAAGTGAGGAGTCTTTAAAAATAATGTGCTGTAATATCCAGTTAGAGCATTGGAAAATTCGTGCTTCCTTATTTGTTTCAGTTGGGGTATCAGTAATGTTACATATCCATCCAACACTCTCAACACGCTTATTAACTTCCATTGCAACTCTGTCTCCACCGGCATTACGCTCAAATTCACACTCTTGCACTTTGTTATTTGCAAGTACACCTGCAGCATTTCTATATTGTTCTTCATAATCTGCCGTGTTATCGCATACGCAATCAATGCAGTAATAATCTTCTCCATATTTTTGCAATACCGGTAGTACAAAATAATCCGTGCCTTTACCTTTTGTATCACATTGAGCTGTGATAATCTCTGGTTCTCCATGTGGTAGATTGAGGTATCTTCGGATTTTATCATCTGGGAATAATAATCCCTCACGTTCTATAGGGTCTTGTTTATACAGGCAGCGATATGAGATTTCATCCATAAGCAACTGAATATCTTCAAAATCCTTTACTGTATAGCCACCAAATTCAAAGTCAAAATTACTTTCTTTTGTTACCGGGTCTACATCAGGCACGGAAATTACTTTAACTCGTTTGTTCCCCTCATAAGCTTGTATAATACGTCCTATTACGTCTCTAACGCTCCACCTTGTAGCAATATGTATTTCTTTACATGGGTTTCCATCCTCGTCCGGTATCTTTCTTTGTCGTGCATCCACTGCATATTTATCCCACAATTTGTCAAGATGTGTTGGGTTTAGTGCTTCTTCAATGCCGCCTATCATATCATCAACTAGCAGAAATTTGTTGGCTCTGACTTTACCAGCATTTTTGCTACCGACAGATGTACATTGTACAGATTGAAACGGCTTATATTTTCCTACGTTAAACTGTTCAAGCTTTGCATTTGTGCTTGTTACTTCAAGTCCAGGGAACACTTCTCCCCATGTATACTCGTCAGCGTTTGTGACAATATCGTATACTCCATCATAATACATTCTTGTAATGTCTCCGCTGTGCGAATAAAAAAGGTTATATCCGTTTGAGTACCAACCTATAACCGCAGAATGGAAAAACTTTTCGATTGTAGTTTTTCCTGTTCCGGGCGGCAGAGAAATACATAAAATATCGTATTTATCATCAATCATACCTTGTAATGCTTCTATTAAGCCTATTTTGATAAACTGTTTTCTTCTCGGCATATAGAATCTTTCTTTAGGTTCACGTTTCTTCTCTATGTACTGAAAATAGCTGTCAACTATTTTGCTTTGGGCTTCAAGCAATAGCACATCATAGTATTTGTCAAGTAAGTCAAAAGAGCTTTTGCTGTTAAATACAAACTTTTCTATTTCCCACATCGATAATCCTATATCACGCATACAAGCGTTTTCTATAAGTTCTTTTGTCCTAGCCGTACATTTTAACATTGTGTCAATTTCGCCCTCATTCTTGGCAAGCTGGCACACGTTGTAGTAGGTTTCTATAATATTTTCATCTATTCCATTTTGGGATATGTATTTTTCGCAATCATCTATCAGTTGATTTAATTCAGAATTCAAGAAAAGCACCTCCACTTTTCAGCAAAGGTGCTTATAGACCTCTGCCTATAAATGTTTTAGGGTAGCGACTAACTCTATTTGTTAGCCGGTAAAATTTTTATTAAAATGTTGGCATTGCTTCATTGCAAACCGGATGCAATTTGTTTATAAGTGCATTATAATCATCAATTACATACCTTACCGGAATCGTATATGCTTTAATGCCATATTTATTTGCTGTTTCCATTTCAATGCAACAGCCGTTCCAGTCGTAGCTCTCACATATTCCCATGAATACATCAGCCTGTGCCAGCTTCTTAAGGCTCTCGCCTAAATACCATACAGCTTCTTTGCTGTCTTTAGGTGGGTTATCCTCAATGTAGCTGTCGATAAGCTCTAACTCTTCGCCCTCGTATATTTCAGCAATCTTTTTCATCTTCTGAATACTTGCTTTAATTTCTTCCTCTGTTCTGCCTTTCATCGGCACGCTTACAAATAATTTTTTCATAATAATTCCTTTCCGCTGATAATCAGCAATTATTTATTTTAATTCATCTGCTGTAACTATATGCAAAATTCCATAATTACCTTTATCAAAACTATCTCTTGCGTTTTCGTGACATCTTGTGCGTAGTACATTTAATGCACTTTTAATATTGCTATTGTAAATAGCCTTAGCAATGTCAGAAAATGGTTGTGGGTTGTCTAGTCTTGAATTAGCTTCCGCTATAGAGCAATGCTTATATTGTATTATTGCGTCCATTGCAAAGTCTCTGTCCAAATTAACACCCAAAAATCTGTCTGTAACTGTATTCCATATGGCGTATAAGTTGTCTATATCATCTTGTAATGCAACTATTAACATAATCTCACTCCTTTTTCTCATTATTCGCTAATGATTTTGTTTCCTCTAGAATTTTCGTTTCTAATGCTCTTGAAAATTCATAATTATTTTTCGGGTATCTGCCTAGAATTGATTTTGCGTACTCATTGACTGCGTCAACTGAAACATCAATGCCAATAGTCATATCGTGAAATTCAGATGTTTCTATCGGTTTGCCATCATCATCGCCGATATGTTTAACATTATCAATCTTTCTGAATGTTTTCTTATTAACGCATAATACCTTTTCTGATACCTCAACACATTTCGCTCTTTTTTCGCAGTTTGTACAACAGTTATTCTCATTGTATCGGCAAGTGGTAAAATTACAATTATTCATTTTTAATGCACCCCGTTCTGCCACATATGTAATGGCTTCTTGTATCAGAGATTGTCTTACAATCAATAACATTACCCTTGTCACGGCAAGTCTTAAGATGTTCGCATTTATCGCACTCTGTATCTTTTTCTCTATATTTTCTCGGCTTGTATCCCTTAAAATCCTTGCACTCATAGTCAAGTGATGTATCATTCCCTTTTTGGCATTCATAAACCGGATATTCTTCCCCTGTTTCTTCGTCAAAAATATAATCTTCTTCGCTGAATTTACATTTCGAACAATCATTCATTCCTCATAAACCTCTCAAAATCTCTTTTACACTTAGGGCATAACTCATATGTTCTTTCGTGAAATCCATATCTTCTAGTATTCTTGATTTCAAGGCACATATCATTATCTTCAAAAGTGGGAACTATATCTCCGCAACATCCAACTTGCTTAAATCTAACTTCTTTCCAGCTCTTAGGTATTATTTCTTTTCCGCACCTGTCACAAGTGTGCCATTCTTTTTGATGTTTCATAGTAATCCCCCTTTGCAAAATTGGCAAACTCTTCGGTTATTCTTTAAAAAGCACTTCTTTCACTAAAAAAGTAAGTTGTATCTTTTTTATTTCAGACTCATCGTCTGTAATGCCATCTACACTATATATACTATCAACTGGGTTACCATCAAAGAAAACTTTGACATATCCTTTTGAAATATCCAACAATGCTTCTTTAATCATTCTTTCACCAACTTTCTAAGCACCATACATAAACATATTTCCAAAACGGGAATCATTTAGTGCTTTTTCCAATTCATCTTTATACTTAAATGGACTTAAAGGGCTTTTTATTTCTTCCCTCAATACAGGCGACATATTGTCTATCAAAATGCCTTGTGTAGTGCTTGCAAGATTTTGTGGTGGCAAATCCGCTAAAGCGCATAGCTCCATTCTTTTATGGTCGCATTTTTCAGATTTAGGGCAACTTTTACATTTTTCTGCTAATTTACTTAAAGGTTCTGCCATTAACTACACCAACTTTCTGCCACACATAGGACAATAATTGATTTTATAATTTGATGTAATTTTTTTTCGCAAAGCTCGCACATATCACTTCTTCCCCCATAAATTATCCGGTAATTCTTCACCGCCATAAATCTTGTTAGCGTATTTCTTAAATGTCGGTACGCTACAACCTGCTACTTTTGCCGCCTTTACTTGTGAAAGCTGCCCCGATATGTACAGGTTAATTGCTTCATAGAACTTATCTTTGTTTAGTGGGTGTACGCCTGCTGCCATAATAATCACTCCTTACTTTGATTTTCAACTTGATGATTATATTTTCTTACATCACTACGCATTTTAGATGGCATATTCTTATAACCTGTATTTTGAAGTTCTGCTTTGAAAGCGTTAAAATCATCATCATTTTTAACAAATATACTGACATATTTATCAATCTGCGGTCTTGTCATAAGCACACCATTTTCAGTAAATACCTTTTTGATGTAGTTTGTATAATAACAATATTCTTTGACTTTTTCGTGGTATAATCCCCAAAAATAATCAGCATTTTCTTTTGTTTCAAACTTTGCCCTAATCTCATTGTTAGAAATGTGATTGTAACAATGTCTGCACAATGTAATTAAATTGCTCTCTCTATCATCGCCGCACATTGAAGCTGTTCTTATATGTGACATTACCAACGCCCTGTATTCTCTGTTACTCTTTCCGCAATATCTGCAAGTATAATTATCTCTTTTAAAAATCTTGGTCTGTAAATCTTTGTATGAACTCATAATGAATACCTCCTACAATTCCTTACTTTCACACCAACTGCTCTTACAAGCGTGGTTCATAATGTTAATTAAGACCTTTTCAGAAGAAAAATGAACTAAGCTATAATCACATTTTGCCGAAAACTTTGTATTGAAATATTCATCAACCAACATCTTGTAGTCTGTATTATCGTCCATATCACTTATAGCTGCGTAATAGGTATCTGTATATCCGTCACGCTCTATGTCGGTTTCTTTTGTTAAATTATCTACTACTCTTGATAAAACCTTATCTGTTAATGGGTAGTGGTATTCTCCAGTACATTCTCCGTGTTTATCTAAAAAGTATTTAAAGAATGCTTCTACATTTTCTTTGAGTGTTTTATCATTAGTCCAATCATAAGCTATCTTACCAGCTCTACTTATCATTCTTTCCTCGGCAACTTCCCAATCACTTTGAGAGTATTCGCTTATCGGCTTAAACTCTTTCGCTTTTTTATCTTTGGGTAAAAAAGAATTACACTGTTCTCTGTTAAGAGAATTACTTTTAGTATTTAATTCATTAGTATTTTGTATATTAATATTTAATTCATCAGTACTTAATTCATTAGTATTTAATTGTCCGTGGTTTTCTACCTGTTGGTGTTCAACCCCTAGATTTTCTGTATCTTGTTTTTCTATTTTCTGTTTATATGGTTCTTCGTAAACCTCATAGGTGTACTTTATTCTTCCACCATTGCTTTTTGTTGGGTTTTCTTTAGTAACCACAACATAATTATTATCCCTTAACTCATTTAAAGCCGATTTAACAGCTGTTTCATTCTCTTTACTTATTGCAACTAACCCAGCTATTGAATAATCCCAATTATCGGGCAATGAAAGCATTACGGACAATAATCCTTTTGCTTTCAAACTTAACTTTTTATCTCTTAAATGAGTATTACTCATAACTGTGTAATTTTTTGTTTTATGCACTCTAATTGTTGCCATAATCGAATACCTCCGCTTGATATTATTTATGTATGCCTGTGATACATACTCCGCTTAATTGGTAAAAACAACAAACAGACACAGCGGAAGTGCTTTTCGGTAGCTAACCTAGTTTGTTGTAATCGGATAGACAGGACTTGAACCTGTGACTACTTGAATAAATCAAGGGCTACTCCCAACTGAACTACTATCCGTTGTACAGTTTCTTGTGTTGGAAAGTATTTATGGCACTTCATTACGCTATCTGCCATCCTGTTCGCAAATCAACCAACACAAACATTTTAATTATTTCAGCAGGGAATACTGCAACGCCTGCTTATTCGGGAGCTACCCGACAACTTGATGTGGTGTGGATTTGAACCACACATGATTGTCGCGACTCTCGTCATCTAAGTTGCCGGTTTCAACGAATTATCTTACGGCAATAGCGTTTACCCATTCCGCCACACATCAGAATAAAAAAGTTATTTTTAAACAACGTTTCTATAGCTTTGATTATGAGCAATATGATAAATCACATCACTGCTTACGTTATAATCTCTTGCAATGTCACATTGTCTTTCTTTATTTTTCAGCCTCTTTCTAATGTTTCTTACATCTTCTTCCTTTATTCTTGAGTTGTACAGTTCGCAACCCTTTTTGGGAATCAATAATCCGTGTTCTATTGCGTGAATTGTGTTTTGTTTGCTTGTAACCCATTCAAGGTTAGTTTCGTCATTATTTTTCTTGTTTCCGTCTTTATGGTTTACTACCAAATTGTTTTTACAGCCAAAAACAAAGGTTGAAGCAACTGCAATATGAGTTTTTAGATATTTCCGATTATTTCTTCCACCAAGGCTTACACATAGTCCATAATAACCAGTTGATTTATTTGGGGTTTGTTTTAATATTTTATTAGATATTAAACTATATATGTTGCCTTTATTTGATACCAAAAATCTATCGCTTAAATCCATATCCTTATAAAACATAGGCTTCCATATTTCTTCCATATTTACCTCCTTTTACAAAAATATAGCTTAGCAAGCTACTGGAATACCTTTATCCCATATCGGCTTAAAATAAAAAGACTAGCACAGAGAGATTAAACAATTCACATTTATAAATTACTTTGGAGGTCATTTATACGCTTAAAAATATTGTTTTGAGGGGATATAAAGTGCTAGTCTTAAATGACAGTATAGGGTATGAGCCTATAACAGGTCGTCGCAAAGCTGGATGTATCATTCTACCCGTGCAGTTGGGTTGTTCAAAGAAAGTGGCTTCGCTCGCTGTCTATCCCTTAAGGATAACTGCCTAATTATGAGATAATTATTACGTGCTGTTTACACGTAAAACCTCACGAACTTTCTGACAGTCCTTAACAGCTCTTGCTATGAGGTGAAAGGAGAACTTAATGTCATGGTAATTCCACCAAACCAGTAAGTTCAAAAGGTGCAAGTAACGATTAAGTACTTGCGAACTACCCCTATCAGAATCGAACTGATGATGTAAGAATCAAAATCTTATGCCTTGACCGCTTGGCTAAGGGGCAATTAAGCTACTCCTTATCTTCAAAGAGTGCTGCAATATCATTTGTGCTATCAATCTGTTCTACAAAGTTATCCGTGCCGTTAGGATGTGTGTCTGGATTACCATTGCAATTTTTGCAAGGCATTTCAAACCACATTTTAAATTTATACAAACAATTACAGCAATCTTCCTCTGGTTTAAGCATTAGACATCACCTGCCTGTCTGTGATTAGCTCTGTAAGAATCAAAGCCATCCGGATAACGTGCTATAAGCTTATCTATGTTTGTTTGCATTACATCATCAAGACTGAATCCGCAGGCTTCGCAAATCATAGCAATGTACCACATTACATCGCCGCACTCTTTCTTAAGATGTTCTAAGTCTATGCCCTTTTCGTGAAATATGCCCTTTTTAACAAGGTCTGATACTTCTCCAGCTTCACCAGTTAAACCTAAGACACCATTAAGAAGTCCTGCTATGTCATTTATGTTGCTACACTTAGCATTGCTTTCTGCTAGAGGACTAAGTGAAAACTTACCAGTTAATTCAATACTTAACCTATGATGAGCCTTTTTATCGTTAGTACGCATAGCCAATTTTTGGTATTCATTGCCCTGCATTTATAACTCCTAACTCTTTTTTTTATTTTTTAAAAATTTTTGGAATTTATTCAGCCGACTAGCTGATTCTCTGATGTGTTTATTGAATATCTTGTGATTAATTAATATGTGTCTATTATACATCTAATTAGCTTAAATGTATAGATGTTAATTGAATTATTTTTAATTAAATATATAAGTGATTTATTAGTATTAATTATATGATTAATGGTTAGGTATTATTTATATATAATTAGGTGATAATAATATAAATATATATTAATATATAAAGCCTTTTTCTTATCGTGGAAAAATGAGTGACTTAGTTGGGGCGTGTTCTGAGGGCAAATAAACCCCCTCCGCCCTTATCCGTGTAATTGTGTCTATTTTATGCCATATTTCCAAACAATTAACACAATTAACACCATATCCATACTATAACGCCGATAAACCTTAATTTATCAGCGTTATATAAATACTTATTACTCACAAGCCCAGTATTTAAGCGGTTTGCAAGCTGTTTAAATTGTGTCTGAATTGTTTACAGCGTTTATCTGCTGTTTATCGGTTAATTGTGTATTGTTTTGGCTCAATTGCTGGCGTATTTCTGCGGCTGTTAGAGCTGTTTTATTAGTGTTTTCTCTACTAACACCTGGAAGATTCCAACCAAAGCGGCGATTCATAACTGCAAGCTGCCCGACTGGATTCTTACCGGACCAGAGTCGAGCCTCTCCGCTAGATTCGTAATCCTTTGACAATTTTTCCCACAAATCGTAAGCCGATGTACTTAGTTTTGATGCTCTCTTCTCATTAGCCCAATCATATATAACAGTTTCATTTATGCCGGTTAATTTACAATACCCTGATATAGTACATATTTTATTATACTTATAACACATATATATATAATAATCTGCTATATAATTAAGATACTCATAATTATAACTATTACAATTACTATTATTTATATTACTATATTGATTATTATAATTATTATTATTATATCCCTGTAATTTACCCTTTAATTTTAACCTATTAGTGCCTTTAAAAGTATTGTTATATACATAAATCAATGCGGCATAAAAAAGGGATTGCGGAGCCGCTGCCATATCTTCAATGTTTTCATCTTTGCAAAATCTTTTGAAATACATATCAATTTCATTTTCAAAAATTTCTTGACTTTCTGGTGCTTCCTGTACTTTCTCCATATATTCCCCTTTCCGCTGGATCTACTCCAGCTAATTATATTTAATACAAATAAAAAACACCCAATAACTATTATATAATTATCGGGTGTAAATCTTATATATTTAATTATTAAAATAATATAGCATAAATATATTATAAAGTCAATTTTATTTTTGGACTTGACATAATATAAAAATCTGTTTATTATGTAAAACGTAAACAGTAACAAAAATGTATTGAAATACGCTATTATGTATTTTTAAACAATAACATCGGATGTATTGAAATATACTTTTTTGTATTTCTTAAATAGTAACGCGCGGCGTATAAAAAAGAGGGCTTTAAGCCCTCTTTTAATCCAACCACTTAGACCGCTATTCTTGTATCCAAACGTCTATTATTATGTTATCACTATCGCAATTTATGACGAATGACGTCGAATGTTCAACATCTATAGATGCTACATAAGTGCAATTATCTTGACTTTCTTCGCAAGACATACAAGTCTCGCCTTGCTCATCATAATCCTCAAAGGCTTCACATATATCTGTATCAAAATCATCTATATTCCTACCAATAAAATTTTTTAAATTAGCAAGAACACCAACTTTTGTTATTCGTGGGTCATCTTTTTCCCATGTCGTTTTTAATATATCGCTATCTAACACATTATACGCATTTTCATCTTCGTCAGTATATATATAATCGTTAGAATATAGAGTACAACATATTCTATCTATTTCTTTTATTTTATCTTCGCTTTCTGCGAAAAAATAGATGTCTGTTGCATATTCATACTCCACATCGCAGGGGCTATAATTTTCTTTCCCAGCTTTAACACTGTATCCGTCATTCGACAAAATAGCTGCCCCTTCTTCGTAATTTTTTTCTTTCAATTCGTTTAGACTTATCATATCGTTCTTACTTCCTTTCTTTAATTGTTTACAGTTGGTAAATCTTTCGTTTTTCCCGACGTGTTTTACTCAACAACTTCCCAGCTGCTGCCATTATCAAACTCACTAGAATATCTGTTTAACACATCCGCCAGCTCCTGGAGGCTCTTGGCTTCCTTGATGCCTTTCTTGTATTCTTCCCACGCCTTGAGATATTCGGCGAAATTGTCGCCGGTATAATCTTCTTCTGTCATCTCAATTTCTGGATAATAGTATTCTTTAGCTTCTTCTAAACTCTCAAACTCCGCTTCTCTGTCAAAATCATTTACTAGCTTCATAACGTCCACCTTTTAACCTTTCTTAATTGCTTTCTTTTTCACATTCAAAACCTAATAAAATATCGCTTGCCAACTCTTCGCTTATTTCCTCTTCTGTGATTGGCTTTCTGTTCTCTGCTCCAATCACTTCATCAAGACTTGCGTCTATGTCTGCAAGCGCCTTTTCTCTGCTAAATCCAAGTCCAACAACTTTGTTTAATAATTCGATTGTTTTCATCCTTCCACCTTTCCAGCGTTTCCACTGCCTTTCTTAATTTGTATAATTATAATATCATATTGTTATCACTTTTGCAAGTGATATTTTAAAATATTTTATAATTTCTTTTTTAGCTCTCTTTCTTCTTCGGTTTCCTCATATATAAAGAGGTCTTTCGGCTGCATGTCCAGAATCAAGCAAAGATTATTTATACTTTTAGCATTTATGTTCGTATCTTCGTTCTTTATCTTCTTTAGTGTGTCTTGGCTCAATAATCCGCTTGTTTTAGCTTTGTATGTGTTAAATCCGGCACGCTCTAAAGCGTCCCCGACATTAAAGCGATATTTAAGCATTGTAACAGCTCCTTTCTATATTATTTTATTTATTTCTTATAATAATATAGTAGGTTCTAAAAGTCAATAAAAATATTTCTTAAAAAAGTTATAAAAAGGCTTGCATATTTCTTTTTAAAGTGATATTATAATCTTGCAAATAAAAAAGGCGGTTGCAATCCTACCAAGACACACAACCGCCACCAATCAAAAAAGAAAGGTAAGCCGATTATATCACAATCGGCGAAATGGTACAAGGCTATGAGAAGAACAAACAGCAAAGAAGCAATAGAAGTAATTAAAAACGCAATCATGGAGAGCTACGAAGCAGCAGAGGAATATTACACATATGACAACAAGGAAGCAAAGACAGACTACAACGACATATGCAAAGACATTTTAACGGCTTTTGAGAACGAAAAAGTTAAATATGATTGTCAGTATAGAGCCGGAAGAATTAGTAAATATTCTTTGTTTTGCGACTGGATGGCAGGACTTCCTACAGCTTTTCCTATTTCTGATGATATTTTCCTCGGCTCTGCCGTTGATTGGCTTGCCGATATTTTAGACGATACAGAAGAGGAAAAGGCAAGATATACAGAGGATAAAGCAGAAGCAACATCGTGTAATCTACTTTATAGAGAGCTTACAAAGCACGCCGAAAAAGCAAATAATTAAAAATTAGCAAGTCTGGCATTTTCCGGGGGTTCGATTCCTCCGGCTTGCTTTGCCTGGATAACCGGGAAATTTTGAAAATATGGAGGAAACGAAAATGGGGAAAATTTCTTTTGATGTAAACAACGGTGGAAAGCTAAATATTTGCCAAGCAAAGCACGACGGAAGCGTAAGCGTAAGTACTGGAGAGAGCAAAGGATATAATATAAGTGCAGGAGATTTTGTAATGCTTTTAATGTGTACAAATGGGATTGCAGTTTACTGTGTGAAATGCCTTATATTTTCTATGGGTTGCATTCTGAAAGCTGCGATTGTATAGAATTTAATGATGCAACCGCAGAAATATATAAGAAACAGAAGCGAAAAAGTGAAGAAATAGAAAAATACAAAGAAAATGAAATAATAACAGCGTGTGACCCTTTTAAATTGTTCTTAAAAGTAATGTGCTGGCTTAACTGGATTATGCAGCATCCAGAAATCAAGGAAGTTGAAAGACAAGAAAAAGTGCACGCAGGCACAAAGAGCAAAAAGAAAAATGGCAACAGCAAAGTAAAAACAGATAGCAATGTTGTAAAAACTGTTAAAATTAACAATATTAAAATTAAAACAATTAACAGCAAACTTATAACAAAAATCAAAAGCAAAAAAATACATCGTATAGCGGGGTGCTGGGAAGTTCGGGGACATTTCAGGCATTATAAGACCGGTAAAGTGGTTTACATAAAACCTTATGAAAAAGGAAAAGACAGCCACAACCGCGTTAAAAAGCAATATATAATATAGGCTGAGCTTTGTTCGCTGTACTTTGCCTTGTTAAAGCTCTAAAGTTTTTCATCAATTTTTCAAGGCAAATCTGAACGAAATCGGGAGCAAAAATTGAAATTCTGCGTAACCGATTTTTGGATTTCAAAATTGCATATGACGGGGGTTTCAAAAATTTCACATTATATTTTATGAGAAAATTTTTCCAATTTTTAGAGTAAGATTTAAACAAAATCTGAACCGAATTTTAAAAATTGTCAAAATCGTTTTTCTGAATATCAAAGATGTATCCGGGGGAGGTATCAAATGCGTTACCCCGAAATTTTTTGGCAACATTTTTCTGTATAAATCAATGCTTTACTTGAATACTGGCATTGACTAAGCTTATATATCAATAATTCTTTTGTCATAGTCGGATTAGTCTTTTGAATTATCTTTAACAACTCATCAATGCTCATTATCCCACTCTCCTAACTGCCCCTAAAACCATATCAACAATGTCAAATACTTCATCTCCGTAAGTTGCTACAAAATCACACAATATTTCTTCTTGTTCGATAGGCAAATACACATCATAAGACATACAGATTGCGTGGCATATTTCGTGTATCAGCACTTTGCGTTGCATAAATCCACGCAAGGCGTTTGACAGATAAATTGTATGTGTATTTCTATCAATTACACCTAGCACAGAAACATTGTCTGACCGCTTTAATTCACTTGAATTTGAATTTTCATATTGTACTTGCCACATTGTGCCATTAATGCTAAAAACCATCTGTATGCTCCTTTCTGAATAAAACAGGCTATGAATATTGCTACTCATAGCCCTTAAAATCATATCTTAGATACAAGAGTGCTTAACTTTGTTCTAAGCAAATTCTTCTCTTCTGCCGACATATCAGCTACCATACCTGTAATATCGCTTGCAAGTTCCTTAGTGTAGCTGTCAAGCGACTTCATCTTGTGTTCCTTATCTTCTGGTGTATTAGCCTTGTGCATTTCCTTAGTTTCTGTGTAGTTTCTCTTTGCTCTGTCGTAATTACTTTCAGACATTGGCTCTGTATAGTACATCTTGCCATAATCTCTATCAATATCCCTCATATGTTCTGCTTCTGGGTACATATGGTAATAAGGTGGTTCTTCATATCCTCTGCGGTATGTTCCTTTGCCTTTTGGGGCAAATCTGCCATTCGCATAGCGATATTGGTCGTAATATCTTCTACCACTTTCTTCGCCATATTCTGCCTTAAGACTTCTTAAGAGTTCTTTATCGTACTCTTCTTCCTCTTCATCAGCCTTTTTCATAGACTTAACGATAACTGCACGATATTCAGCTTCACATAAATCCTTAATCATATCCACAGCTTCTGACATTTCCTCAACATTTACATTTTCAATGCCCTTATCAAGTTCAGATAGTGTCTTTTCGGTAAGGCACTCAACCATTTTGTGTATTCTTTCAATATGCATAACGTCAAGCCTCCCTTACTGCGATTAAGTTGCTGTTCTGCACCTCAACAGCCTGTGTAGATGTATTTTGCACCGCTACTGTACTGCAACAACCACAAGGCACATCAACGTATGCCTGCGCTGAAACGTTAAATAAATTTTGTACTGCTGCCGGAGTAACTATCATTCGTGTTGACTGTAAAGGCTCTCCGTCTACTGCAATAGCAAGTGATATAGCTCCAACTGTACCGCCTGTAGGTATCTGAATGTTTCCACTATAAGATACTAAAAATCTAGCCTTACACTGATTTGTGATACCTCTTAACTTTATAATTCCGCTTCCCTGTCTGTGGACTATACATTTGCTACCGCATACCGGTGTTTCTGTAAATGCAACATCTTCTCCGGCGGCAACTGTTTGTAATGCAATTCCTGTTATTTCCATTGTTTTACCTCTCTTTCATAAAAATAAGGGCAAACATTATAGTCTGCCCTTTGTGTTTGTAAGTAATACTGCTTAGCAGACATAATCGAGTTAAACTCAATTAAGATACTCAATTATTCAGTTTTAGCAGCCACATCCTGCATTGCAACCACATCCATAAGCATAAGCATTAGGATTAGGAACAACATAGGCTGGAATAGCTGTAGGATTTACAGAGTTGACAATCTGCTGTGTCTGTGCTGTCATTGCAGTAGTCAGAAGTGCATTCTGTCTATCCTGTGAAGCAGAAAGCTCAAGTTTCTGTACCTTATCTCTCAAATCTGCATTTTCCTTTGTACATAAGTAATCAAGAATAGCTCTTGTTCCTGCCTGCTGGCTGTCAATAATATCTCTTGTATTGTTGTTCATTGTGTTCTGTAAAGCACAAGTGTTAGTTGCTAAATTGTAATTAACTCCCTGAATAGCTTCTCTTGTCTCGCAGCAGCAGTTAGCAAGCTGTGCCTGTAATGCGTTTGTATTCTGCATATTGGCGACTGTATCAGCGTTAATAGCCTGCTGTATGCCGTAGCCTGTCTGCATGATATTTGTGTTAATACCATTAAAACCTGTGAGCATACTGTTGTTCATAGCATAAAAGCCGTCACAAAGTCCGTTAGAAATGCCATCTAACTTGCTGATAACTGCCTGATTGTCAAAACCTCTTTGTATAGCTGAATCAGTGTAGCCTGCGCCGTTGCCATTTCCACCGAAACCGCCCCAGCCGTTATTGCCCCAGCCAAAGATTAAGAGAATTACAATCCACCATGCACCATCGCCCCACATACCATCGTTATTACGATTATTGCCTGTTACTGCGGCAATATCTGCAAGACTAACTCCGTTTGAATTAAACATCTTGTTTACCTCCATTTATTTTATTAACAAATGGGATAACCGGTCATTATGTGCGCACAACCCAAAATGTCCTAATTCATCATACCCTTAATATCATTAAGGTTTATTCCTTGTGTATTCATAAAATTACTTAAAATTTGCTCTGCGCCTTGCGTGTTTCCACTGTTTATCTGATTAAGCAAGTTTTTTGCCATAGGATTTCCACGCTGTGCCGACTGTTGTAAACAATTCATTGCCATTTGCTGTGGATTCCGAATTGACTTAAGTTGATTTATAGTTTGAATTAACTGCTGATTCATTCTTCATCACCGCCCTTACTTTGAGTTCTTGATGTTTTTCTCTGTGTTCCTAAAGATTTATCAAATCTATTTTCCAACTGCCCTATTTTCTCCGATAATTCCTCAAACTTATTCAGAAATAGCTGTGTGCTTTCGTCTGATAGGGTAAATTTAGCGTTTTCTGTATTAGCCATAGAATTTACTGTCTGATTATCTTTAGGGGCTGTATAAGGCTTATACACAACCGTCTTAATTGTTCCGTCAGCATTCCAACCCTTAACATATATTTCCGACATATCCTGTTTTGGGAAAAATGCCATTGAGCCATCCATAGGCACTTCATTTGCATTAATATTTTCAACTGTCTGTACTATTCTTCCGTTAATGCCTGCTATCTGCTGTGGCATAGGCTGCTGATTCATCTGCATAGGCTGTTGTTGCAAGCTCTGCTGATAATTTTGCAAAAAGTTCATTCTATCCATATATGGATTTTGAGATTGCATATAAGAATTATTCATCATAGGCACTGCTTGATAAGGATTGTTCATTGTCTGCCTCCTCTAAAACTTCCTCGATTGCGTGGATAACAAGAGATAATGTCACTAAGTCAAGCTTTTGCAATTCTTCTTTGCTTAAGATTTTTTCTCTAACTTCATCAGAAAACATTCACACTACCTCTCTTTCTAACTTAATTTTGACATAAAAAAAGACGCTTATAGCGACACATAATAGACATGTGTACGACATATAAGCGACAATATTAAAATTATGCAATTATTAAAATGTGATAAATACGGCATTAGCACTTCCTATATGCCATGCCCATGGCATTAAGTTTCTGCTAAAAATTCTTTAATTGTATTTCAATATTTCCATTGACTATAACAATCCTATCTATTATAGTCTTAAGTATCATGTTTTTTTGTTTCTTGTCGACCTTATCCCAAATGTCGGCAAGTTTTTTTATGTTCTCATAAACAAACTCTTTTTTCTGTGTATTGATTGCACTTTTGCTTTCAGCAGCAATGTTTGATTTCATTTCTTTAATCTGCGATTCAAGCTCCTTAATCATTTCCAAGACAGTATCATTCCCATCAGCGTATAGATTATATAATCTTTTCAACTTAATCTGCTCTTTTTCAAGCTGCGATTGCATAATTTCAAGTTTTGTCGCCTTTTCCTTTGGCTTGTATGATGACAAATCAAGCGATATTTTAAGAATTTCTTCTTCTACTTGTTTCTCTATCTCGTCCGCCCATTCAAGCGAATTATTACAGCTTGCATTATAATTAGGCAGATATGAAAGTGATTTATTTCTTGAACAGCAATAAATCTTGTGCTTTTTACTGCCCCATTTTTGATAACGCATTTTGCAACCGCAAATGCCACAATAACATAATCCAGTCAGTAAATTAGGTTCGGTTATGCAGTAAGTTTTTGCTGAACACCTTGATTTTCTTAGCTCCAATCCAAGTTCAAACCTATCTTTATCAAAAACAGCTTCATGTTTGCCCTGATATATTTTACCCTTGTATGGTATCATTCCAATATTAACAACACTGGTCAAGATACTTCTAGTAACTAATTCTGATCTAAAGCCACAAATTTCCTTAATTTTCACATCTGAATAGCCGGATATGAATAATTCAAGACCTTTTCTCGCCTGTTCCGCATGTTCTGGAATAGGTATTAATATGCCTTGTTCCTTGCTGTAGGAATAACAATAAGGCAAGTTGCCGCCGCCAAACCAGTAACCTTGTTTTACTCTTTCTAACATGCCACCACGCATACGCAACATCATAGTATTTTTATCAAGCTGTGCAAATACAGCCATCATCTGTGTGTATGCCTGTTCCATAGGGCTATCATAATTCACGCTATCGTGAACGCATTTAAACATGACATTATACTTTTGAAATACTTTCTCAATAAGATATATCCCATCAATCATATTTCTTGATAATCTGTCAAGCTTAAAAGCAACAACGCAACTTACTCTTTTACGGCTACAATCATTAACAAGCCTTTGAAGTTCTGGTCTATCCATGTTCGTACCTGTATAACCATCATCAATGTACCAATCTGTTATCACAAGCTCATTTTTTCTGCAATAGTTTTCAATATCCCTTTTCTGGCTATCAAGTCCATTACCCTCAACAGCCTGTTTTTCAGTGGATACTCTCATATAAGCAACACATTCCATATTTTTCTCCTTTATAAAAAATGTGCCGCATTTATCACATTATGCGACACATTGTAACACATATTTACTTATTGTCAATTATCTCTGCAATTATCTTTAGTAAGTTGTCTGAAAGTGTTATGTTTTCTGTTTTCACATTCTCCCCGTTTTGAGTAACCTTAATCATTATATCCCTCCAACTTACTTATTTTACTTTTGATTTTGATTATCTTACGATTAATTGTCCTATCACACACGGACAGCCGCATTGCAATTTCTGTAATGCTTCTGCCCTGTGATAGTAACTTGAATATTCTCAATTCTTCTTCTGTAAAATTGGCATTTTTAATTATCTCATCAAGTTCCGGCTTAGTCAGTTCTGAAAACTTCATAAGCCTATCTCCTTATTTAAACTTAATATGTTCTATTCCTGTTTCTTCGTATAACTGATTAACAAGCTCTTCTGCTGTGAATAATCCGTCATTATAGTTATCTATAAGTGCTTTGAGTTCTCTCTGTACTTTTGTTAATCTCTGCTGTCCGAAACCAAACTTATCGTGTAGTACCCACATAATTAATATCAATGCTGATTCAAAATTTTTCTTCTGCTGTTCATTACTAATTCTATTCATCTGAACACGTAACATTTGTTCCTTAAACTTTTTCTGTTCTGCCTTGCTCATATTTTCACTTCTTTCTTAGAAACTGATTGTCGTATCGCCAGTAATGCTTACTATTATCATTCTTGAGGCTTTTACCCCTTTCATAGTCTGTCTGCCAGCATTTCTGACATAATTGCCCTTGTAGTCTGTCAATAGGTTCTCCGCAACGATAGCACAAGTGATTTTCTTTGCGATATTCTTTTATATTTTGCCTATTTTCAGTTCTTTTTCTGTGGATAGCATTATCTTTATTCTGACATACAAAGCACTTTGCTTTGCCCTTAACAGCTTTAGCCTTACCACATCTAACGCATATGCCAGCTTTTCTACGTTCGGCGTATAAGTTTTTTGAATACTGTTTAAATGCTTCATTGTTTTTTCTTCGCTTATCATCACTTAATGGGTGATTAGCTCTATATTCAGCTTTGTTAGCTAAACATTCCGGGCATATCTTTTCATCACCCACAAGTTTATTTTTGCGACATTCCGGGCAAATTTTAAATTGCTTGCAAAGTTCTCTAGTTTCTCTGCTGTAAGCCGTTTGCTTCTTCCTGCACTCTTCACAATAAAAGCCTTTTCTATTAAGTGGCTTGCCACATTTAGGACACAATCCATTCTCTCGGCGGTAATTATATAATTTCTTCTGTGGACTAATTGGCGTTGTTTCCACTAAAAATCAACCTCTCATTCTGTCAATTCTATCTTGTACTTCTTTAGGTGCTTCAATATAGCCCTCTGAATCTTCTTTTTGACTGATAAGGTTGCTATTTTTATTATTAAGTGTATTTATACCTCTTTGGAATTTTTGCTCGATTTGAGCCTTATACGAATTTGCATTCGTCTTTTCGATAAGTGATTTGATATTGTCCGGCATACGATTTATTTCATTCGCACGCTTAACAACTGTTTCGTAAGTTCTTAGAAAATTTGATTGTATTACTGTTTCAATCGTCTGATAGTCTGACGTTGCCCAGTTTTTAAGGTTGTCTGGCATACCAACCGCCCGCCTGACAAGTGGTGGTAGCTTGTTAAACTCTTCGACCGCTCCATATGTACCATTCCGTAACGCCTTACTGACCAACCCCCAAGCTGCCATTCCGTCAAGTTCCTGCGGTTGTGATATAGTCTGCATCTTACCTATCAACTGTCCTATACTTGGAGCAAATCCGCTTATATCAGAGTTGATGTATGCTTTAAGTGCAACTGACACTTGTTCATAACTGTAATTATTCAGCATCATATTCCACACATCTACTGTTTCTGATAGATTGTTAGGTTTGTAGTTAGGGTAGCAATCACACATAATGCGGATAATTTTAACTGTTTCTTCTCTTGTCATTGCTGCTCCCTTTTAATTGATTAGAAATAGTATCTAATTTGTCACATATAATAGCACTGTTAACTGCTATTGTTCTTAAAAGCGATTCAGTTCTTCCGTTGTGTGGATAATCACTTCTAAAATCAGTCCCTTTAAGTGTATCATCTAATCTACTCATTCTTACCACCTGCCCTTACTGATTCAAGTGCTTTAAAAAACTCACTACCTTTTATCTCTTCAAAGCCATTTTCGCAAGGAGTTAATGAATTATAGCGATTAGTACTCATACGCAAGTATTGTTTTCCATTGTATTTAAAACTTGTTCTTGAATAGCCACCCATTCCCGTTTCTTTGAAGTAGTCTCCACACCTCATAGGATAAGCATTAATAACTATCTCCTTTTCAATACATTCATCTTGAAATTGCTTTAATATTTTGCAACCTTTTTTAAACTTTCTCATGCTTTGACCTTTAAACATTTTAGGCTTGTTTAATTGATTGCCAAATTTTTCACTATTTTCCTGTACATCATCAATATACAATTCAATATTACTTTTTGTATTTTCCTTAAACGCAACATTAACAGTACCATCTCCGCGCATATAATAATGATTTCCACTTATTCCTATGCGATTGAAAAAATCTTTGATAAATTCTCTTCTGTTTTTTTCTATTACTTCATCACGATGTAATCCTTTTAAATAATCTTCATTTGTTACAATATAAAATTTCTCCATTTTCATCGCTCCTTTATACATTATCCCAGTCAATAGCACCCTTATTGAAAATCTGATTGCCTTGCTTATTAGAATTATCTTCTTTCAGCTCAAACAGTCCTTGCCAGCAATGGTCTACTGATTGATTAAGAATTTTAACAGCTAAGTCATTATCTCCACCAGACAGCTTTTCAAGAGTATTCATAGCCCTATGCAATGCCTTGTCGGTGCATATAGGTTTTTTAATCCTCTTACGCATTGTCACATACTCATTAAATGCTTCATCAAGTAATTCATCATCTGGGTAATAACTTTTCTTTTTGGATATTACGTTAGTAATATCTTTTTCTGTATTCTTATCTTCTTTAATTTCTTCTGTTCTTTCATTCTTACTTTCTTTTAATATAGAGTTTGTTAATAGAATGTTATCTGTTTGTTGATTGTCTGTTAAGTTGCTTGTTATTTGTTTGTTATCTTGCTTGTTATCCGTTTGATACAAATTGTAGTTAACCACAGTAAATATCGTGAATTTGTTTGTTGCTTTGCTTGTTATTTCGCCTGTTAATTGTAAGTGTTTTAGTGAGGTACGAATTTCCATTACAGACAAATTAGTTTCTTTTGATAATTCAGATATTGAAGAGGGGAAAGACCCTCTTTCAATTATCTTGCCTTTATAATTTCCGTCTTTCCAATAGGCACTTATCAACATATACATAAAAAGTCTGAACGTATTAATATCGCTCCACCATTCCCACTTTAAAATTTTTCTGTCAATTTTAATAAAATTGCCTGCCATAATTACCTCTTCAAGTTCTGTCACATTGTTACTTCACTAAATCATTGATATTAACTCTGAATCCGTCAAATTCCTTGCCTTTACTTCTAACATAGGCAGACGTATCAAAAAACATCAAGTTACCACTATTGTCCGTTGCCATACTTACACCATTTCTTATAAGACTGCCTTTGAGTAGGTCAAGTAAAATCTGTATTTCCTGCTTTGTTTCATCTTTCATACTGTATCTCCTTGCTTGATATTCAAATTTTTAAACATAGCACACATAACATCTACCAAAAGGAAACCTCGGTTTTATGTTCGGACGACCTTATTCCTTTCTTTGATTTTTAGTTAGTTATCTTCTTTTCTCTTAAAATCTTCACAAGGCACTGTTTTACTGCAAGCATAAAAATCTGCCCCAAACGGATTTCTTGTTCTCAAATAGCCAAACTTGCAAATGCTGCAAAAGTGACTTCCCTCATTGCTTTTACAATCGTTAGGCTGTTCTTTTGTTATTTCATCAACTTTCATCTGCAATCTTTCATTTTCATTGGAAAGAGTTTCTATTCGGTCCATAAGCCAAGAATAATCTTTACTGCTCAAAATTCTTATTCTAAATCACCCACTTTCAATAAATCCATAAACTTTTCATACTGTTTCTGCGATACCTTGTTATGCTCTTTTTCTGGCTTTAAGCGGATTGTAAGGTGTTTTTCAGCGATAGAGGATAATTCCCTCGCTAACGCCTTTTTACCTTGCTGTACGCCCTGCATATAGCCTTTAGGTGCTTTTCTCTCGCCTATTGAACCGCTAGCACGATTTTCTCCTTGACCGCCTAAACTGACATTTCTAAGCTGATAACCCTTATCGGCATATAACTTGATGTAATACTTCTCCTTTCCGTCAAGCTGACTTTCGGGGAAATTCAGAAATTCAACTCGCCAACCATAAGGGTTTTTCTCTTTGTCATATAGCTTATGTTTGCGTAAGCTAAGGTCTATATGCTGTTCATAACCCACAAGGTGGCTTGCCAATCTGCTAAGTGCATGTACTGCCTGTCCGATATAAGCATACTTAAATCCGTTTTCATCTTCTCGGAGCAAGAAATATATTCCACTTTTGTCATTCAGTTTTGGGTTCAGCTTCAACAGTCGCTTTTTGTTTTCCTGTTCTATTGCCTTGGCTCTTGCTATGTTTTGATAACTCAAGAATTGCCACCTGCCTTTAGTTTTAATTGTCTTGACATCTCGTCAATCTCTTCCTCTTCTAAAATAGTAAAAGCATGTAACTTCTTTATGGCTTTTACAGTATCGTCAACAGCTTCATTGTAGCCAACTGCATATCCGTGGTTATATCCTGCCTGCCTATTTTCTTCCAACATTCTTTCTGAAATATTAGGCAATATTCTATGTTCTTTTTCTGTCACTTTTTATCACGCTCCTTTTAATTAAATGGTAACCCCTCATCAGCTACGCCATCTGGAATTGACATAAAGCTGTCTGAACTAGCATTACCGCCCATAATTCCATTGCTATTATTATTCTGCTGATTAGCACGACTTTCACAAAATTCGTGTCTTTCAACAACACAATCATTAGTGTAGACTTTCTGTCCGTCCTTGTTAGTGTAGTTGCCTGTCTGCCATCTACCCTCAATAATAATCTTAGTTCCCTGGTGTAAATACTTCTCTGCAAACTCTCCATTCTTGCCAAATGCAATGCAGTTAATAAAGTCTGCTGCCTGTTCGCCCTCTTTCTTAAAAGCTCTGTCAACAGCTAATGTATACCTTGCTACTGCCATGCTTCCGTTTACTGTCTGTGAATATCTAATCTCTGGCTGTTTAGTCAGTCTTCCACATAAAATTACTCTGTTAATAAGTCATTCCTCCTTTTTTATTACGATGCCTTGATTTTATATACCCTAATTGGTTGTCCTTCACTTTTGTCGCTTTCTTGTGGGTAATATGTATCACCAATCCATTCAAATTTTAAATATACTAATTCAAAATCATTTTTTCCAATACTGCAGTTTTTAGGCAATCCATGAAAATTTTTGCTAAGTCTAAAACAAGCCTCTACATCATTATCCGTATACCAATTCATATTTATCAAAAATTGTGTTTTATCATTACTGATACCGCTATAAAAGTTTCTCATTTGCACCCCCAATCTGCTCAAATCTTCTACCATATTGGGTAATAATTTCCTTTATCATCCGCAAACCCAATAACCTGTGCTCCAAGTATTAGTTAATGGGTCGTAGACTTTTCTGCCTTTAATCATTCTTAGCTTTTCTCCTCATTACTAATTCAAAGCCTGTCTCTGGATATGTGATAGAATATTCTTCTTTGTCCTCCATATTAGCCATAAACCACTCAAATACAGAAGCTATTGCACTGTCTGTTATATCCGTTTTCTGCCCTACCCACATGTGTTTATCTGTATCTTGCGTTCCATAATAAATTCTGTTGGTAATAGGACTTACTCCTGTTCCTTTCTTTTTAGCCATATAATCTCCTTTCTAAAAAGGGCACTCATTAGGATTAGTAAGTAGCCATTCCTTGTTGCGCTCCGCAACATCTACATTTGCCCCATAAGCAACTCTTTTCATCTTCTCGATAAAACTATCGCTATCAGCATTTTCTGCCGACAGATGGCACATTATGACGTTCTGCAAGCTATCTGAATAATTTGCTTTAACAAAATCGCAAGCCGTGTCAATACTTAAGTGACCTCTGAAAACGTGATTAGCTTTGCCTGTGTTATCCCTGTCGATTAAATCCTTGTCATAATTCACGCCTAAGAGAATGTGGTTTATGTCTTTAAACTTCCACTTGACAACCTCACAATCGGTTATATAAAGCATTCTCCCCATTTCCTTGTGAGTAATCAGAAAGCCGAATATCGGACAAGGTTCGCCATTTGCGTCTGTGTGTGTCCAGCTTCCGTCTATTGTTGTTAAATCAAAAGGTTTTACTGTAAATCCGCCCATATTTATTGGTTTACAACTATCGCCTAAATATGGGGCAAGTATCGGTATTCCCATTGACTTAAAATCGTTCAATGACTTGCTGTGGTCTAGAGGTGGGCATGACTTATTATCATGCCCCTTATCCCCCTCATGTTCCAATCTAAGCCTTTTTTAATCTCCTTAATCGGTATTCCGCAATCAAGGATAAGTGTTTCTCCACTGTTGGAAGTTAGCAAATAGCAATTTCCGGCTGATGATGAGCCTAAGCATTTTAAGTACATTTACATCTTCTCCTTTACTCGCTACTTCGCAAAAACAATAATAATTTTTCTGTACAATCAGCACAAAGGTCGTATCTATAATTCACATATGAATAGCCATCTGGATTGCCATAAAACATCGAATGAAAGCACAGTCGATTTTCTTTTTTGATACCATATTTAAAATATCCAGCCCATTTAGACAAACTGTACTCAAAAGGCTTTCCGCATCTATCGCATTTACGGATTTCTTCGACTGACATTCTTACACCTCGATTTCATCATCCTGTGGGAACTGAAAGTACTCTGTTGTAGCTTTCCGAAATTGTTCCTCACTTAAAATACTCTGTACTTCTTCAAAACGCTTTGAACCGGCTATGCAATGATAAAACACATTATTTTCATATACTTTTCTCAGCATTTCCATAGCCTTAATTGCCTTTTCTTTGGTAGAATATTCAGCTAATTTTGTGCCATTCGGTGATGATAAATTGTGGCAATAGATATATGCTACCTCTACATCTTTATATTTCCCACTAGACACAGATAATGAAAAATAATCATAAGGAACATCTATTGTTCCGCTCTGTGAAATTACTCTCATATCAGCTCTCCTTAATAAGATAAATTAATAACAATGAATGGGTCTTTCTGCCAAGTTCTCTTGTGTATTGCCTCATAATCGTCAATATCATCAAAATCCACATCATCGTCAAAACTTGCTGTAACTGTCACTTCCTGTGTGTCGTCTTCGTTCTCTCTGTCAAATTCTGCTTCAACGTCAGTGTCATATTCAGCTTCACAGTGAAACTTAACTTCTGTATCTGCATTATACTGACTTAATTCCTGTATTAATTCATATACTGTCATATCTAATCTCCTATTCTGCCTGCATGAATGGTGGCAATGTGTTATCTTCTGCCTGTTCTTCGGTTACTTCTGTAGCGGTATCTTCAACCACATCATCTATAACATCACCCTCAACAAAATCTACGCTGTTAGCGTTCTGCCCAATATCATAATCAACATCAGCCTGCATACGCTCATCATAACTAGGTAATTCTTCTTCATTATCGTAATTTCCGTCATAGAAAGAACCATAAGTATTGTTAATCTGCTTTAACAGTCTGTTCTTGACTGTTTTCATAGCCATCTGGTCTGTGAATTTCTGGTGTGCTCCGTTTCCATTCTCTTTATAGCCATATCCCTGTTTCCAAGCCTGCTTTATCTGTTTGATGTTCATAACCTCTGTGAGAATACTTCCGTCATCCATAGTGGCTATTGCATAAGCACCCTTGACCTTATCATTGTCGATATTCTCAAAGTCCTGCTTATGAGTGACAATGCTTTTCTTGCCATTAACAATTTCATACTCGAATGTATCGCCCTCGTAGATAACCTCTGCTGTTATGTCTTTAAGTCCGTATCTCCTAGCAATGCAAGTGTTCCCATATACGGATTTCTGACACTGTAGCTTACCGCCATAAGCAACCGGGTAGCACTGTTTCTTCTGCATTGATAAGCCGCTTGTAGCCATTTCTACAAGTGCGTTTTCGATACTTGCTCTTGTGCAACTCTGCAATACAGGCTTTTTGTTCATATCTACTGTGTCCTGCAAAATCAGCATTGCTGACATAAACTCATTTGTATAGTTGTAATCTTTAGGGAATGTTAAGCCGAATTTCTCTTTCTGCTTGATTTTTACTACCATTCCCTCTGTAAAATCCTTTGCTACAAGCTCTCTACTTTCAGCTTCTTTCTTTTCCGCAACTGCTGTATTCTCTGCCATAATTATTCCTCGCTTTCTCCGCTTAAAATCTGTCCGACAATCTGTCTTAATTCATCACTAATCCTATCCACAGTCCAAAAATCCGTAGTATCGAATGCGTGAGCACAATCAAATCCGATATACCACTTATCTTTATCATCAATTTCAAGTGGACTAGGTGCTTCTTTGTTTGCATATGTAATACCACCGTGGCAATCTATTTCTGCTGTGTTGATAGAGAATCTCTTGGAAACCTGTACATATCCACATCTGTAACAGCTGTCGCCCATATGCCGCATTATCACATAACAGTTAAAGCCATTGAAATTGAATGAACGTTCTAATATAGAAATCATATTATCCCTCCACAATCTCTAATTTCTCGCTATCATTAACAATTAGCATAATCAGCTGGCTATCTACCATTTCAGCAACTTTCTTCTGATTATCTGTGCTAAGGCTTTCAGAATCATCAAGAATAATAGGGACTGATATACCGCTAATCTTCTGAATAGAGTTACAAATATCAACTCTGCCTAAAATCCTGTTACCCTTGTTGCTCATAGTTGTTAAAATACTTTTTCCGTCAACAGTAGGTATGCAACAACTCTTATAATTGCCGTTCTTAGCATATTCAAACAACTGCCACTTAACCAAACCAAAATGACTGTTTACCGCCTCTGTCAAGGCTTCATTCTTTGCCTTGTCTAATTCATCAAGTAAATCAAGGATTTTCTCAGCATTAGCTTTATTCTGTTCAGAATCAATCCTTGTCTGCTTTAATTCTTCAAGTCGCTGTTCATCTGCTGCCGTATCAGACTTTGCAATCTGGCTTTCACATTCTGCTAACTGCTGCCTTAAAGCCGTTTCCTGTGCCTTTAAGGCAGCCTTAACTGCTGAAATATCATTAGCCTTGCGCATAGCCTGTTCTTTTTCTGCAATCTGCTGTTCGAGCACCTTGTATTCCTCGGTAGTTGACACATCAATTTCCTGTGGAAGCTCTGATAACTGCTTTTTAATGTCTACAATAGCTGTATTCAGCATTTCAAGGCTTTCTTTATGTTGCGGCAACTCTTTCTGTAAATCTTTAAGAATCTTCTTATTCTTATCAAGTTTGTCTTTAAAAAGGTTGCCATTGCTTGTGATAATCTTTAATTCTTCTGCCTTGTGACTATCAAAATCAGCTCTTAACTGTTCTTTCTTATCCTCGGGATATTCCTGTCCGCAATAGCTACAAATAAGGCTTGTTTCGTCAAATTTACGTTCATTCTCTGTTTTCCATTTATCCCTTATACCCTGTAAATTCTTATTTATGCTATCAATGGCATTCTGCTGATACTCGATGTTCTTTTCTGTATCGGCAATAGTCTTTTCTGCCTGCCTAACAAGAAACTGCTTATCAGAAATCTTACTCTCAATATCTCTCCTAGCCTTAACATTATCCTCATTGGCTTTACGGCTCATATCACTAAGTTCAAACTTCAAGTTAAGAATATCCGAACTAGCCTTGTCATATTCAGCCATCAGCTTGTCATTGTCGGTCTGCTTTGCTATGCAATCAGCAATCTGCTCTTTAAGGCTGTTTTTCTGTAATTCAAGGTTAGATACTTCAATAGCCTGTTTAAGCTGTATGTCTCTTTCCTTTTCCTTAATCTGTCCGTCAAGAATAGGCAAATCCTTTGTAATCTTGGTCTTGGTAGCCTTATTCATAGCGGATAATTCTTCAACTGTATATTTATTAAGCAAAGGAACTAACTCGGCTAATTCGGCTTTCTGTGAAGCTATATCAAGGTCTGTAACGTCTCCTACAAGTTCGAATAAGTATTCACGCATTTCAGCCGGCTTCTGATTAAGAAAAGCATTTACATTACTGCACATCTTAAATACATTCATATCAACATCAAGGTATGCGTTGAAGTCCTTTAATGTCTTAGGTACATCGTTGATAAAATACTTGTTATCGTCTTTATAACTACTGCCATCCTTACTGTAGGTACGCTTCTGTACTTTCTTCATAGCTACCTCTTTTCCGTCAACATCAAGTGTAAGCTCAACACTTGTATCCATATCATCAACGGACTTTCCGTCAACCTCTCGTCTAACAACCGGATTATCCTTTAACTCATAATCACAGTTGAACAAGCACCACATATAAGCGGTTGCAATAGTTGACTTACCTTTGCCATTCTTAGCCATAATCTTTGTAATAGCATAAAAATCAAATTCTGCGTGTACGTAACACATGAAGTTTTCAAGTGTTACTTTTTTTAAAACTGCTCTTTTCATAAACATATCCTTTCCTTATTTATATATTCATAACGAACACATCATCTTCTATTGAGAAGTTATCAACTGTCTTATCCGCAAGATAATGCCGTCTGTCAAGTTCATCAAATGTGCCGTCAAAGATAACGCCTTGAACTGGATGCCATACTTGGCAACGCTTTTCATTGTCTGCTGCCATAGCTGCTAATTCCGAAACTGTAACATCACTATTCATCAGCATTCTCCTCTTCCTCTATAATCTCAACTCTGCCTACTGATACCTCATAAGCTACTCTGTTTTCAATTTCATCTTCACTTATCTTCTTTGTATAAGGTCTTGACTGAAACCTACCTGTCATTTCTATATGTGTTCCTACTGGCAAGTGACCGACAAACTTAGCTGTTCTGCCCCAAACTATGCAAGGTATGTAGTCAGACTTGCCATATGCTCTGTTAACAGCTATGAGAACATCTGTTATTTCTCTTCCAAGAGGTGTTACCCTGTAATTAGGTTCTTTACAGATAAAGCCTCTAAGAACTACCTCATTATTAAAAGGTAGTTCTACCTCGTTTTCATATATCTCTATATTTTCGGTAAAGATTGCTAATATTAACTTGCTTTTTTCGCCTATATGCTCATTGTAGCTTCTTATTCTTCCTGTAATCATTACGCAAGCACCTGCTTTTAATTCTTTCAGATCTGCAATTCTTTCAGATATAAGAACAGGAAGTGTATCTACTGCTCCGCTAACCCTGTCAATAGAAATCATCATCTTAAAGAATTTTTCTCCAAAAACTTCGTGATTGAAAACTGGTTCTTCTGCAACTAACCCAAAAACTGTAATATTGTTATTTCTCTCTTTCATCTTTAGTTCTCCTCTCTCTTTTCTACAAATCCAACAACTTTACCGCCGTCAATAACTGTATACATATCCTTTTTCTCGTACATATCAATACAATCCTGTACTGTTATTACTTTCTCGTTTACCTGTTTCATACTGTTCTTTCCTTTCTTTCGCTTTAATCTTTAATGTTGTAACTACAATACATATAGTTTCTAGTATCATTCCGACAACAACGCCCAACATAAAACCCTGTATCATAGCTTATATCTCTCTTTCATTATTGTAGGCAGTTCGTAGCAGTCGATATAATCGTGAGTGTCTGCTATGTACTTCTTTTTGAGTTCACTCAAACCACACCCGTATTCGTGCTTTAACTGCCCTAAAATATCTCTTGTAACTATGCTCCTTAATGGCTCACAATGTTTATTTCTTCCTAAGAGGTAACTTGTTCTTCTGCCAATATGTGCCAGGATTTCAAGCTTTTCTACCTCATTAATCTGCTCTCTTTCGCCTTTTTCAGAAATAATAAATATCAATCTGCTAAAACTCCTTTCTAATTAATAAGCTGAAATATCATTGACACAATAAATAATATTGCTGATAACATCCATAAATATTCAGCTATCTTGCTGTCTCTCTTTGTTTTCTTGTATGCCGCAATAGAGATTTCCAAGTTGTTTCTTTCTGCAATCAGTTCTTCTACTGATATGCTATACTGTGGCGTTGCCTGTATATCTTCCATAAACTTCTCCTTATTTTAAAAAATTGTGATATAATCCCTTTATCTCCCTATAGAAAAGAGGTGATTTAATGGATAACTCAAAACTTGCCGAGCTTTATGCTTTTGCCAAAATATGTGGCTATCAAGGTGATGTTCCTAAATTCAAAGAAGAGTACCGCAAATACTATGATGAATTTATGAGTACTATCAAGTCGCAGCCAGCTAAAGCCACAGCAATCGGTAATCCTTTTCGCATTGGCTATTAGCATTTAATTGCCAGTAAAGCATTGGTGAGGGAATTGAGAATTCTACATTCACTCTGTATTGTCTCATTTTTCTCACCTTTTATTACGTCATCGGCAATACCTAAAGCAATCTGTTCTACATAGTCTTGCAAACTTCTTTGCTGTTCGTCACCTTTAATCGTGTATGGTTCTCTCATTCCTGTTCCTTTCTAAAGTGCTGATTTACCAGTTTCATACTCATAATGCTTATCTTCCTTGCTTGTCAGTTTCTTTAAGTTCTCATTCAGTTCTGCAAGCAAGGAATTTCTCTTTTTCTCAACTGCGATTAATTCTTTAATCAGTCTTTCCAACTCTTGCTCCTTTCTTAAAAACTCATACTTATCTGTGCATTAGCTTCTTTTACCTGTTCAGCAAGTGCCATAGGCAACGCATAATCATCTATAAACTTGTGTACATTATCAATGTACTTTCTTCTTATGCTCTTATATGTTGTCACACAGCCAAACTCACGCTTTAACTGCTTATATATGTCAGAATATACCGAACTGCGAATACTGCCGTTCTTATAAGCTTCGCTATCCTTGCCACCAAGTACAATTACGCCCTTTCTATTAACGTGCTGTTTGACCTCATCAATCTCACAGCCGTAAAGAGGTGTGTTATCCTTAAGCTCTGTCATATCTTCTTTGATAGAGTTAACAGCCTGTTCAAGTTCTGTATAGCCCTGTGCTAAAAGCTGTATCTGACCGCCTGTTGTCTTTGGCATACTATAACTGCCTGTCTTTCTGATTGAGGGAAGAACCTCGTCCATTACCCAACTTTCAAATTTCTCTGCACTAGGTAATTTTGATTTCATAATAAGTCGGTACAAATCGCCCTCATTTATGTATGACATCTGCTGAACACCACTAGATGTAGGGGTGTCACGTTTCGTTACTCCCTTGCAATGGTCACTTATTGCCTTGCGTGGGTTTACGTAGCCAAGTGCTGTTGCTACGTCTGTAGCTACAAAATATGGTTTTCCATCAATTTCTATTGTTCTGATTTCTCCGAACTCTTCATTACTAAAAATCTGTAATTCCATAAACTTCCTTTCTAAATAATTTGTGGTATAATCCTCTTATTCTATTAAGAAAAGAGGTGAAAATATGTTTCTAAAGTTTCAAATAACTTGCACTTGTTATAGCAAATATACCGTTAGCGAAGATATATCTGCTAGCAAGATTGTTTGCCCTAACTGCGGTCTTGAATATCCTTACTCTGACAAAGTATTATCTATACTCAAGACTGCTAAAGAAATACCAGCAGGTAACATTACTTCTGATAAAGAATGCTGTATCAGTGTTCTTTCTCTCGCGGAAGAAATGAGTGGTTTTTAATAGACTGTTTCATATACTCTAAAAAGCCAATCATTTCCGTAACTGTTAGTTTGCTATCTTTGAGTTCTGATAAAACTTTATTCTCTAATTCAGAGATAGCAGACCTTGAAGAAAAGTATTTCTCCATAAATGCAGCTCCCTCACAGGTTTTGCATAAGTTGTCTTTAAGACTATTAAGATAACTTTTCTCTACTTCATCAATAAAGCTTGCCATTCTTACTCCTTTCTAAAAGTTAAATATTTTGAACTTCTAAAGCAAAAAAATAATCCTGTATATCATCTTCTGATAAATCTAATAATTTAATTGCTTTTAAAATTTCAATCTGTTTCCAAGGTCGCTTGCCTGTCATTTTAAGTGATAAAGTCCTGTCTGAACATCCAAACGCCTTGGCAAAGTCCGTCTGACTTCCGTACTTTTCAATTATGCGACCTCTTAACTTACTGTAATTAAAAGCCATTCCAATTCTTCTCCTTTCTCCGTTTTTTGTTCAATGTTTTGAACTGATTGTATAATAGCATTATTAAATTAATATGTCAATAAAAAGTTCAATATTTTTTACTTTTTTAGTTTTACATCTTGAACTTTTGTTCAAATAATGGTATATTATCAGCAGAAAGGAGGATAACTAAGATGAAAGAGAATACATCAGATAGGCTTAAACAGCTAATGAATGAACGGAAGTTAAAGCAAGTTGATATTTTGAATTTATCATTACCATATTGTAAGAAATACAATATCAAGATGAATAAATCCGATATTAGCCAGTATGTATCAGGCAAAGTTGAACCTAGCCAAGAAAAGCTAGTTGTCTTAGGAATGGCTTTGAACGTGTCAGAAGCGTGGCTAATGGGATTTGATGTTTCGCCAATCCGTAAGGATAATTCAAAAGAAGCTGAAAAAGATGTTGATTTACTTTGGAAGTTTTCTATGTTAGAACAAAGAGATAAAGAAACGATATTAGATATGATAGATGTTATGTTATCTCGAAAAGAAAAGAAGTAGGGTTTTACCCCCACCTCTTCAAAAAGTTTTCTATGAATGAATACAGGTACTCTAATGTACCTGTATTTTCTATTTTATTTATGAGTTCTGTTAACTTATCTTTGTAATTTTCCTCATTACTGTTATCCATAAACCTGCACTCCCCTCTCTTGCCCTTGCACGTTTGATAGCGATACGATTATTATAGAACACACGTTCTATCGTGTCAAGTGTAGCGGCGATATTGCCAACGCCAATCAAACAATATCGCCTGCCAGAACTTGAAAATGTTTAAGGGTCTTTTCTCAAAGACAAGTTTATTATACATTTATCGTTAGTATATTTCAAATACTTTCGGTCGTGTTATTCTGACACTATTCGACAACTAACTGGAACTTGTCGATAGCATTACCCATAACACCTGCATATCCGTCCATTCCGTTAGATGTTTCATCATCTATCTGCTCTGGATAGAAGTTGCGGTTATTGAATACAGATACCATGTACTTAGCATACTTCCAAGGTTCACCCTCTGGTGTGTAGTAGATGATTTCTACGGCATCTATCGGTGTTTCCTGGTCGCCTGCAAAGCCGTTGTAGAAATCATTATAATTGAAATCTGTAACATAAGGAAGCCAATCACCATTAAGTGTATGAACTCTGTACTTAACCGAACCTCTGCTGACCTTAACAATAAGTGCTGTGATAGCTTTATTGTCGCCTGCACCAGCCCAATCTTCTCTGTCCTCTACTTCACCCCACCATCTGTCTGTATAAGCGGCGTATGTAGCATATACGTGTTCATCTGTGTTATCCTCTGCGTTATCTTCTTCGCTGTTATCTTCTGTATTATCTTCATCATTATGAAAGCCATAAAATTCTGATAAGTCACAAGCTCCGTCTACACCGTCAATTCTTGCGCTAGAAGTATACTGCCACCCCGCAAGATAATGGTCGATACTGGGTGTCTTGTCTGCATTAACATCATCATTTAACTGCATTTCATCATAGCCTAAGTAATAACGTGCTATCCAGAACGGACAATCTAAGTCGCTAGGGTTTGTATAAGGCTTGATGTAGCTACCATAGAATGATAAGCCAGTATATACACCGAAGTCATATCCTGCACCCTCAATAACCTCTTTGTAAGCCTTGATAATGTCGATAAGCTCTGAACCTAAGTTTTGCATACAAGTATCTTCAACGTCCATCCAGACAGTTACTTTACGTCCGTCAAGCACCTCAAGTACTCTGTTAGCCGCCGCAATAGCTTCTTCTACTGTTGGTGTGTAAACATAATTGTATACACCGCAGATATGCACACCTGCTAACTGGCAACCTTTCCAGTTGTTTTCAAACTGCTTATCTGGGTCAAAATCACGTCTGATAACCTTAAGGATAGCGTGAGTAAGTCCTGCCGCCTTAACTCTGTTCCAGTCAACTGCACCATTCCACGCTGAAAAATCTCCACACTTAATCATACTAAAATACCTCACTTTCTGTTGTTCCTGTTATATCTACTGCATCTGAACTAATTGTGTTATCTTCTGTGCTGTATGTTGCCTTGTAAGTGTTTTTAACGCCATCGAGGAAACTCTTAAGCTCGCTGTCTAGTGCTATATCATTTGCTAAGTATGCCGCAAAATCATTAAAGCTGGCTGACATACTAACTGCGCCGCTTTCGCTGATTGTAGCTGACAGATAAGCCACCTGTTTAAGTGTTCCGTCTGAATTTTGAACAGATAATGTTCCGTTTTTTTGAATTGATGAGTTGATGTCTAACATTGTGTTTTACCTCCTAATTTGTATTAAAAAAGGACACCCGAAGATGTCCTTAATTGTTAATATCCGATTGCAAACCGTTTGATTTGCATTATGTTGATATTTGTAATCCAAATAGTGCTTGAATAGATTGTGTATAAGTCTTTGTGCCGTCTTTAGATGAACCGGCTTTCACTTTGATACTATGTGTTGTATTGTCATTAAACCACCAAACAAATGTAGCACCACCTGCAAGTTCTGACGGATGGCTATTTGTCATTCTGTTGCGGTTCTCCATAACACAGTTTCCGTCAATGTATATTTCTGCTGTAGTAGTTCCGTAATCATTTGTAGTGTCCGTCCAAACTGATATGTTAACAATCAACATTCCATTCCCTTTGATAGTGTAGTCACGCACAAAGTTATCTAAATCTATTGATGTTGATGATTCTCTGACGTTTATTGTATTCAAAAAGGTGTTAAAAGTTGAATAGTCTACTGGGTCTTTAACAATCAAATTATCGCAACTGATTTCATTGCTATACAATGTGCCTATTCCTAATGTAGTTTGCCTTGTTTTGCCCCAAATATCAGTACCTGAAATACTCAAAGCGTTCTTAACGTCAGAAGGGTTAAGCTTATATGTTATGTCACTTTTTTTTGCATACTTCCACTTACTAAAATTGGCTTCTGTCTGTGTTCCTAAAACATAATTTTTTGCTACTACAAAATCAGTCAAATCAACTTTGCCACTTCCATTTAGGTCGTATTG